ATCATCAAAAGGACTGATGGATACCCCAAATAAAAGAGAAAAGTGTATGAGTACTGTTATTCGTATTGCGATTTTGGGTTGGTCTGCCGCTCTTCTTACTGCTAGTTATGCTGGGGCTCTATCTAAGATGGACCCCACTTTTATTGCTACTGTTTTCACCGCATCTGCTGCTACTTTCGGTATTAACACAATGAAGAAGGGTGGTGATGATGATGATGAAAAAAAGACCCAACCTAAAAGGGAGGAGTTCGTAGAAACACCTCCAACTCCAGTCGCTGAGGCGATTGTAGAATCCGTGGTTCATGAAACGATAACTGAAGATTCAGAGACTTCTCTTGAGGAAAGAGTTGAAGCACTTGAAGCAAAAGTTGATGAAGAAAAACCATACTCAAGAGGAGATCTGTGATGGGTAAACCAAAGAATAAAAAAAGCAAGTCTGCTAATGCTAAGCAGAATAGTGGAAATGCTACTGCTAAAAAAGCAAAGAATGGTGGAAAGAAAAAATGATTGAGTTTGTGACTTTGAGTATTGTTGGGCATGTGATAGTTGGACCTGATTTATGCAAAACAGATTTTTTAGGTGATAATCAAATATACACATTCACATACCCATGCCAAGAGAATGGAACACTCCAAAGAGGGAGTGTTGGAATGCTCCAATCCACAAAATACTCCAAGCAATAGACAATCACACCCGCCTCTATATGGAGACGGGTGATTTTTGGCATGAAGAACAGGCCCAGATCTTGAGAAAGTATGTAAAAGATTTGAAAGTCTGGATACACAAAGAAGAAGGATGGTGGAATGAATGAAAAAATTCATTGCAGCAATCGGAATAACTTTAACTTTAACTCTTCCTGCTTACGCAGATAAACTTTTAAACACTCAACCTACAGTAAGACCTTACAGTTTAGAGGCAATGGGTTGTATGATACTTTTGGAATGTACAGAAGGTATTGAAAAATTAACAGCAGAATCTGAATTTTTAAAAAATCAGGACTTCGATCCATTTAGAGAGGAAATTGTAAGAATTGTAACTGCTCTCAATAAACTTGAAGTCCCTGTTTATGTCGCACCAGAAAGATATTTTACTCCAAGAACAGTGGGATTATACAAACCAAATTATAATCGTTTCTTTATTAATGAAACTCTTCTTAAAGATCCAAGAGAATTTTTAGGAACACTTCGTCATGAGGGATGGCATACGGTTCAAGATTGTATGGGTGGTGGATTGAAGACTTCTTTTATGGCTCAGGTACATCAAGACTCAGAAATTCCTGCTTGGGTATTGAAATCAACTAGACTTACTTACGAATCTATGATGCAAAGTCGTGCAGTTCCTTGGGAGGCAGATGCAAATTGGGCAGAAGAACAATCAAATGTAACTGCTGAAAAGTTGGAGATGTGTACTCAAGGTCCATTGTGGGATCAAATTCGCCCAACTCCTTTGACTATGGATTGGTTGATTGGATGTGGATTTATGAAACCACAAGAAGGAAAGTATCCATACTATCCAAATAAAAAAGTAGAGTATTGCACTGAAGGTAAGTACTAAATACAATATAAGCAATATAAGAAATAATGAAATCTTTCAAACAATTTTTGTCAGAAAGTGTAACGATTGCTGGAGATTTCAACGGCAATCTTTATATCAATAGCTCAGAACCACAAGCACAACAAGTGGGTGAGGAATATGTTGCCGATGTAATGTGGAATGGAAATCTTTATAGATTAGAAATGGTAACAAAATCTGGAATTCCGACAAAGCAAGAACTTGGTGAACAAATTCAAAGAGAATATCCAGGGGCGATAGTTCATAACATTTATCCTGTGGAAGAAAAGAATTTTAATATTAAAAATTCTCAAAGATACCACCCTTCAAAATTAGAATGGATTGATTGACAATGGCTCAGTGGAATAAGACTACACAAGACTTCTTAAATCAGGAGAGAAGTCTTTTTGAAACTTTTAATATTGCAGATCACTGGGGAAACCAGACAGATTGGCGACCTCAGTTTTCCAACAATAACAGATTAAAAACTGCACCTTTCCAAACAGTTTTCTTCAATACTTTCCAGTATGGTAAAGAGACTGATGTTTGGGATGAGAGAATAGTTGGAGTTGGAACCGCAACTTGGAATCAATATTCCAGTAACATAATCATGCAAGTTGGTTCTACCGCTGGCAGCAAAGTTACTAGACAAACCAAGAATGTGATGAGATACATTCCTGGCAGACCAGCAACATTGGCATTTGCAATCAGATTGGAACAACCTCAAGTAGGTATTCGTAGAAGATTTGGATTATTTGACGATAATAATGGCGCTTACTTTGAGGATAATGGGGGTACATATTCTTATGTAATTCGTACTAGCACATCGGGAATTACTACAGAAATAAGAGTTGGTAGAGATGACTGGAATGGTGAAAAGTTTGATGGTAATGGTTGGACTGGTGTAACCGCAGATCCAACAAAACAACAGATGATTTCTATTAATTATGAGTGGTATGGTGCAGGAACAGTAGATTTTAATTGGTTGATGAAGGGAGAAACTATCAAGAGTCATACCTTTGATAACTCAAATAATCTCGATAAAGTTTGGTGTTCTAGTCCTTTTCTTCCAATTCGTTGCGAGATTGAGAATGTAACTGGTGTTGCAGGAACACATTACCTTTATCAAGGTTCTAATTCTCTGATTCAAGAAGGTGGTGCAGATAAACTTGGAACTCTTTTGAGTCAGTCTAATGGTATTACTGGCACTACAATGACACTTGCAAATACATTTTATCCTATTGTAAGTTTGCGTCTCAAATCATCTGCTCTCAATTCAGTAATGCTTGTAAGATCTCTACAAGCGGTAACTAATGATAATACTAATGTGTATTGGAAACTTTTGCAAAATGCAACATTGACTAATCCAAACTGGACAAATCACGCAGATGTAGATTCATTTGTTCAGTATGATACTTCTGCAACTGCACTTTCTGGTGGTAGAGATATTCTTTCTGGATTCGTGGTTTCTGGTGGTTCTAATTTGATAGAGATTGATAGACTTGCAGATTTACAGATTGGAAGATCTGGTATCGGAACAATTAGTGATACGATTACCCTTGCTTGTGCATCTCCAAACGTAAATAAAACAGCACTTGCAGTATTGAACTGGATTGAACAGAGATGAGTGAGTTTCCTTGGGGTGTTGTTATAATATTAACTTGTGGTCTTTCATTTACTGCATATATCATTTACTACATATTAAAATTAGCAAACGAGGAAATGAAAGATGAAGAACATTGCGATCATTCTATCAGCGACGAGTCTGGCAATTAGTGGAGCACTTTGTTATGGTGCTTATGTTACCTATAAAAAAGCAGAAGCAATCATTAACAACCCTGAGGAGTTTGTTGGAAAGGTTGTAGAAAATCAAGTCAACAAAGCATTTGAGAAACTACCTATTCCTAAAATAAATACTGAGAAGTTCAAATTACCATTCTAATGGATAAGGATCCTTATATTTACAGAATTAAGCAAGTTCTAAAGGTTGTAGATGGTGATACTATTGACGCTGCTATTGATCTTGGTTTTGATATCTCTCTTACTAAGCGAATTCGTCTTGCTGGTGTCGATACCCCAGAGAGCAGAACAACTGATGTGAAAGAAAAAACACTTGGTCTTGAAGTTAAAGAATGGCTCAAGAAAAAGTTAGAAGGACAAACTGATATTATTGTAAAAACAGAACTCCCAGATTCTACCGAAAAGTATGGTAGAATTCTGGGACATCTTTTTATTGGTGATAATGAAGTATCAGCAGTCAATAAGAAAAAGTCTGTTAATCAGATGATGATTGATGAAGGATATGCTTGGGAATATGACGGTGGTACAAAGAAGAAAGATTTCGCTTTACTGGAATCAAAAAGAAAGGCGGGCAGATAATTTCTTAGCAATCTTTTTAGGTGGGGCATAGAGACCTTTAAATCTCTCTTGCCCTTCTTTTGTAAATTTATCTTTCATCACATCATCAATAATAACTTTGTTTTCTATTTCATAGAGAGCATTCGTATCTACTTGATCTCTGATATACTGTTCTACGTTATCTGTTTGTGCAACTAAACGTGTACCTTCAGCAGAGTACTCAAATATATCAACGTGTCCTCCATCGGATAGAACATAATGGAGAACAGGTTTAGTCTGTTTGATTTTAATTTTAAATTTATTTTTTGCTGCTTCTCTTAGCATAGGTTCTGCTGCATTCTTAAGAACATTTAAGACTGCTGTAGAAGCCATTGTTGCTGCAGTGGTAACTACTGCGACAGCACCAGCCGTAGCAACAAGAGAAGGGTCAGGTAAATTAATACTGATTCCACCGACAGTAAAGGCAGGTTTGGGTAAATCTGCAGGAACTTCCGCAATCCGTTTGGGGGATTCAATAACGGGGGTTTGAATAGCAGGGGTTTGAGCAGATGGAGGAAGTTGGGGGGCAGGGGTAGGATCAGGTAATCCTCTTGATTTTTCTGGAGGTTGTTGTTCCTGTGGTTTTTGTTGAGGTCTTATAGAAGCATCAAATTCTGCTTGGGTTGGAACTTTTACAATTGGATATTGTATAGTTGTATTTGGTGCATCTATAACAGGAACTTCAAGACCACGAACAACAGGAGCATTTATTTGTTGGAGAATCGGTTTATCTACAGTCGGAATTACCGATGGACCAGAAATCCGATTAATGTTTGAGTTTGGAACATTAATCGGATTATTTCCGATTATCCTTACTAGATTTGTATTAATTGTATTGATTGGTTCCATCGATTTTCTGAGACATTTGTTTGTACATATCAACTAAATCATCGTTATAGGTAGGAGTTTGTTGTGGAACTACTACGTTAATGTCTGCACAAACTTTATAGTAAGGACTTGCAGGGAAGAAATCAATACCTGATTTCTTTGCTTCACCGCACTTTAATAATCTTACAAGTTCAAAATCAAGTCGTGCTTTGTCTGCTTCTGCCTGTTGTCTTGAAATTTCAACTCTCACTCTTGCTTTGCATAATTCTTGCAATGAACCATCCAAAGGAATATTGAAACCCATTGATACTCCAGCATTACCAGAATATGAACTGAACTGTTCTGGGTCTTGACTTCCATTTCCATTACCAATTACAAAGGGGGCAAATGAAAATGTTGCTCCTTGGCAACTAACACCATTACCATAAGTGTTCATTGCATAAGGACCTTGAAGTACCTGAACTGCCTGGTTTGTTACATTACCAGTAGCAGATGCTGATGGTCCTGCAATATTTGTATTGCTTGGTGCTTGTTGTGCAAATGCTGCTCCACTTAATATTATTGAGTAAAGACAGACATTGATGTAGTTTTTGATTGAGTTTCTGTGGTGCGATCTATCCATGTTTCTTTAGCCACTCCAGGGCCGAGATAGGTTTCACTGAACTGGAATGGAGCACCTTGCGTCATAATCGAATAATTAGCACCCTTTTGAGGATTGCTGGGAATGTTGATGTTCGTTCCAGATACAGTATAAGATTCTCCAGTTGTATATTCAACTTGGCGAATTGCTTCTACAATTTTTGTAGTAGATTCTGTAGTCGCATTGATTGTACCCCTAGTAAAATTAGGCACAACACTTTCTGCTAGGGTAGGAGAACAGAACCCTAGCAGGAATAAACCTGCTAGGATATGTCTCATTTAAATACGCTCAATTCAATACTACGTTGAGCAGTAGCACTTGTTCCTGCACCACCAGCAGTTACAGTAGGAACACCAGTTGGAGATAAGGTTCCTGCGAGAGTTCCTTTTTCTCCACCAACTTGAGTTACACTGTCTCCATAAAGATTTGGAGATCCAATAACACCGTTTGTTACTGTTTGATTTGTTACAGGAGTATCGGCAGCATTGAAACTTTCTGAGAAAGTAAATGCTTGACCTGGAGTATTGATATCGTAGGTTCCGGCACCATTTACACCACCAAAGGATGTGGATTGGATATTAGTTCCTGACGCTGAATATGAAGCACCGATTCGTGTTGATTGAACTGCAGCACCATCAACTTTCAATTGTACGGAGTCAGTGATTCTTGATGTGATTTCAGCAGCATTAACTGGGATTGCGAAGAATAACGAAAAGGCTAGAATAAGTCTTTTCATTTTTCTTATGTGATAAACACTATTGTTATTTAGCATGATGTCCCCATTCGGGGGGCTTGACGGGCACGGGAAACCGTAGTATGATAAATAGGTAAACAAATGTTACGGATTTCTAATAAATCTTAACATTGTTAAACACCCATTAACCGAGACCTATGGGGTGTATAAATTACGTCTCTCATACCCAGTCTGAGGGTGACTGGGGAATAGTAACTCCACCATTTCCCTGATGGTCTTACTACTCTTTTTAAGAAAAAATGACTGCTACAATTTCACGTCAACGACAATCAAATACTTGGGAACAATTCTGCAACTGGGTTACTTCAACCGATAATCGTCTTTATGTTGGTTGGTTTGGAACTCTGATGATTCCTTGCCTGCTTGCTGCTACTATCTGTTTCATTGTTGCCTTCATTGCTGCACCTCCTGTAGACATCGATGGTATCCGTGAACCCGTTGCTGGTTCACTCATGTACGGAAACAACATCATCTCGGGTGCTGTTATTCCTTCGTCCAACGCAATTGGACTGCACTTTTACCCCATTTGGGAAGCTGCTTCCCTAGATGAGTGGCTCTACAACGGTGGTCCTTTCCAACTTGTTGTATTCCACTTCCTGATTGGTATCTATGCCTATATGGGTCGTGAGTGGGAACTCTCCTATCGTCTGGGTATGCGTCCTTGGATCTGCGTTGCTTACAGCGCACCTGTTGCTGCTGCTTCTGCAGTGTTCTTGGTCTATCCTTTCGGTCAAGGTTCTTTCTCTGATGCGATGCCTCTGGGTATTAGCGGAACCTTCAACTACATGCTTGTGTTCCAAGCAGAGCACAACATCCTGATGCACCCCTTCCACATGCTTGGTGTTGCTGGTGTGTTTGGTGGTTCACTGTTCAGTGCTATGCACGGTTCTCTGGTTACTTCCTCACTGGTTCGTGAAACCACTGAGAACGAGTCACAGAACTATGGTTACAAGTTCGGTCAAGAAGAAGAGACCTACAACATTGTTGCTGCACACGGTTACTTTGGTCGTCTAATCTTCCAATATGCCTCATTCAACAACTCTCGTTCACTTCACTTCTTCCTTGCTGCATGGCCTGTAGTTGGTATCTGGTTCACTGCTCTTGGTGTTAGCACCATGGCATTCAACCTCAACGGTTTCAACTTCAACCAGTCTATCGTTGATAGTCAGGGTCGTGTGCTCAACACTTGGGCTGACGTTCTGAACCGCGCTGGTCTGGGCATGGAAGTAATGCACGAGCGCAACGCTCACAACTTCCCTCTTGATCTTGCTGCTGTTGAGAACACTCCTGTTGCTCTCACCGCACCTGCAATTGGTTGATATAATATAAAAACTTAAAACTGGGGTCTTCGGACCCCTTTTTATTTCGGAGGATATAAATGGTTTCATCTACTTTACAGCAACCAATTACACAAAGGGGGTGGTTCGATGTTCTCGATGACTGGCTTAAGCGTGATAGGTTTGTTTTTGTCGGTTGGTCTGGTCTTCTACTATTCCCGTGCGCTTATCTTGCTTTGGGTGGGTGGCTTACGGGAACTTCGTTCGTCACCAGTTGGTATACGCACGGTATTGCTTCAAGTTACCTTGAGGGTTGTAATTTCCTTACCGCTGCTGTTTCTACTCCTGCTGATGCTCTCGGACATTCCCTTCTACTTCTCTGGGGTCCAGAAGCTCAGGGAGATTTCGTCAGGTGGTGTCAACTTGGGGGACTCTGGCCTTTTGTGGCGCTCCACGGATCTTTCGCTCTGATTGGATTTATGCTTCGCCAGTTTGAGATTGCCCGACTGGTAGGCATCCGTCCTTATAATGCAATCGCATTCTCTGGTCCCATTGCAGTATTCGTTTCTGTATTCCTGATGTATCCACTGGGACAATCCAGTTGGTTCTTTGCACCTTCATTTGGTGTTGCTGCCATCTTCAGGTTTCTTCTATTCCTTCAGGGTTTCCACAACTGGACCCTCAACCCCTTCCACATGATGGGAGTTGCTGGTATACTAGGAGGAGCACTGCTCTGTGCTATTCACGGAGCAACAGTTGAAAACACTCTATTTGAAGATAGTGATCAAGCAAACACTTTCAAAGCATTTGAACCTACACAGGAAGAAGAAACGTATTCAATGGTTACTGCAAACCGTTTCTGGTCGCAGATATTTGGTATTGCTTTTAGTAACAAGCGTTGGTTGCATTTCTTCATGCTATTTGTTCCTGTCATGGGTCTTTGGACTTCCAGCATTGGTATCATTGGTCTTGCCCTTAATCTTCGTGCTTATGATTTTGTAAGTCAGGAAATTAGAGCAGCAGAAGATCCAGAGTTTGAAACCTTCTACACGAAGAACATTCTTCTGAATGAAGGTTTACGTGCTTGGATGGCTCCAGTGGACCAACCACATGAAAACTTTGTGTTCCCAGAGGAAGTTCTTCCGAGGGGTAATGCTCTCTAAAAAATAAATAAGGGAGTTCTCTGAACTCCTTTTTTTATGTTCTTCATTCTTATAAGTTTCATACTCTTCGGAGTTTTTATGTTTATAATGTCCGTCACACAAGATCTATGATATCATCTACAACTCCATATAAACTTGCAGAGATTGTTAGAGACACTTGGCCCCAACTTTACATGCCACCAAAACGAATGTATAATACAAAAAGTGATAAGAAAAAAAATGTATGATTATTGGGTAGTGATAGAAAAATCAACAGGACGTATAATTGCCAATTGTGGAGATGAAAAGGACGCAATAATGATGGTTGAGTTTAACCTGCATAATAGATTTTATCGAAAGCAAAAGATTATTTTGGACCAGATAATTGATATTGTATCAACAACTGATAAGCAGTTGCCAGGTCAATTGGGTCTTCCAGCATATAAAGAATCGTTATCTTCTTCAAAGTCAGAAAAACTTCTACAAAAAAATGATGACATTATATTTGTTCCATAATGACAAATTACGAAATTGTAGATAATTTTTTGGATGCTAATGTTTTTTTGAAAATAAAAAATGAAATATTGGATTTCCCATATTTTCCCTGGTTTTTAAATAACTCTGTTTCGGGACAAAAATCAAATGATGGTATATACTTTACTCATATATTTCTGAATGATTTTGAGATCAATAGTGAAAAAATCAATATTTTAAATCCTATAATTGACAAATTACAATTCAAAAAACTTATAAGAATCAAAGCAAATTTATATCCAAAAACTGATCAATTGAAAATTCACAATTCTCATATTGATTTTAATGTTCCTCATATTGGTTGCATTTTGTATTTAAATACAAATGACGGAAAAACTATTATAAATGATGAAGTAGAGATTGATTCTATTGAAAATAGAATGTTGTTCTTTGAACCACATGTTCCACATAAAAGTACAACATGTACTACCAAAGATTATCGATCAAATATTAACTTTAACTATTTTTAAGACATGAAATTTACAATTTATTCAAAAGACGGTTGCCCATATTGCACAAAAGTTCAGCAAGTGTTAGAATTGGCACAACTACAGCATGTAGTTTATAAACTGAATACTGATTTTACACGAGAAGAATTCTATGCAGAATTTGGAGAGGGGTCTACATTTCCTCAAGTGATTGTAAATGACCAACATATTGGTGGTTGCACAGATACTGTTCAATATCTAAAGGAGCAAAATCTAGTTTAATGGATAATAATCTTCACGAAGTTTGTAACGATGTAGAAAAAGCAATTGATTATGCTTTTAATGGTCAATTTGTTTTGGGTTTTTATGATTACTTAAAAGTTCGTGGAACTAAAAAAGCAGAGGTAGAGCAGTTCATTGAAAGTTCTACTGCAAATGAAATTAACAATTTAGTAATGGATTTGGATGATTATCTTGAGGGGGGATCAGATGAAATTCATAAACAACTTCGTGAGGGATATGGACATATTCCAAAACCACAAGCAAGAAAAATAAGAAATTATCTATATGGTATTCTTGAGGATGCCTGGAGATATAGTCATGACAAGAGACCAGGAAGACGAAAGAAGCAAACTAAATAAATCAGAACTCCAAATTAATCGGGGTGTTGAGTTATTACTTAGGAATAGGAGGAGAAGATCAGAAAGACCAAAAACTTTTCAAGTGAAGTTTGGTAAAATGATCTCTCTTTTCCGTAGAGAGTTTCATTTCTTTATAGAATTTAACTTTGATATTAGAAGAAAATAAACTCTCTGGAGAAGACAAATGGAAACAGCATATGTCATAACATTCACTGTAATGTTCACGTTGCTCTTTTTTATGGTTGGAAGTATAATAGGTTGGTTAACCTATAGACACTTGGAAGAATCAAAACCTCCGTATTTACACCCAGAGTTTTTTGATGAAAATGGTCAGGTAATTCCTGATGAAATAGTATCAGTAAGATTTGAAAATGAAAACTATTATGACTACGACGACGAAGAGGAAGACGGCAACTGAAAAACAGATTGAAACTCTTCCAACAAATCCTTTTGTATTTGAAATACTAGAACTTGCTTCTAAGCAAAAAAGTAATGCAAAAAAAGTAGAAGTTCTTAAAACATATGAACATGATTCTTTGAAAGCAATTTTTATATGGAACTTTGATGAAAGTGTTATCTCACTCCTTCCTGAAGGAGATGTTCCATATGGCGATGTAAATGATCAAAATGTTTATTCAGGAACTCTTTCTGAAAATCTTTTTATGGAATCAAAAGGTGGAGAATCTGCAACAGGACAAGACTTAAATGCTCGCGGAAGAACTTCTCTTCGCAGAGAATATCAAAATCTCTATCATTATATAAAAGGTGGAAATGATAGTTTAACGACTATCCGCAGAGAAATGATGTTTATAAATCTGCTTCAATCTCTTCATTCTAAAGAAGCAGAAGTTCTTTGCCTGGTTAAAGATAAGAGATTAGTAGATAAATACAAGATATCTTTTGAAAATGTTAAAGAGGCTTACCCTGATATTACCTGGGGAGGTCGTTCGTGAGTAAAGTTGCGGAGAGAAAAATGACAGAGTGGGAAAATAAACAGAATACAAATATTCCCTCATCATATAATTGCCAAATATTATTAGAGAAAACTACTTTAGAGCAGGCAAAAGATATTTCTTTCCCAAATGACGCTTATTTGATTTGGTATACCGTAGAAGGTTCGGAACAACTTGATCTTGTCCGGGGATCGAGAGTTCGTATTTTTGATATGTATTATGATAAATATGGGCCAGGATCAATACAAAAGATAGATTTTGGGTACGGCAGAGTAAATCCTAAATTGTGGGGGTATAAGGCAAAAGAAGACAGAAAAAAAAGAAAATGAAAAAAATTATTCGTAAAATTAAATCAAATGTCTCTGCCACTCGTATGACATTTCTTTCTATTGCATGTGTAGTTGCAATAGGAAATACCTTAACAGGTTGGGGAGTTATTAGTTGGGTACTTTACATTCCACCTATTGTTTTGTCTTTGGCAGCAATTACTGGAGTTTGTCCTTTCAAAATTATATTTGAAAAATTTGGATTTAGAGCTGACTAAAAATGCATGTGTGTATTGTTGGAACAGGAGCTGCTGGATGGATATCTTGCAATGTTCTGAAATCAGTTCCTTTTATTAGAGAAATAACACTTATAGGTTCTCCTAACATACCTCCTATAGGAGTTGGAGAATCTACAACACTTTCTGTTATTAGGTGTCATAAAAATATAGAAGATCATGATATGAGGGAGTTTATAAAAACTTCTGACGCTACAGTTAAATATGGAGTATATTACAAGGATTGGTCTGAAAATGATTTTATCCATTCATTTAAGGCTTATGAAAAACCAAAACAATTGGACAATCTAAAGATCAAAAGTGTATATCAATACATGAGAACTTTTGGTAACAAGTCAAAAAATAAACCATATCATGATTTAATTAATAAAAATTTCTTTGATTTGATTAGAAATAATAAGGTTCTTCTTAGTCCAGAAGAAACACATTCTTGGCATTTTGACGCATCAAAGTATATTAAATATTTAAAAAATCTTGCTTTAAAGAATACAAAAATAAAATTAATAAAAGATACTGTTGTTGACTGTGTTAGAAATGAAAAAGGATTAATAGAATCTGTTATTCTCTCTAATGGCAATCATGTAAAGGCAGATTACTTTATAAATTCGAGTGGTACATCTGATGTAAATACTAAAGTCTTCGATGAAAAGTATCAAGATCTATCGAACATTCTTCTTACAAATAAAGCAGTATTTTGTCCGATAGAATATGAAACTTATGAAGATAAAAAAAATAAACTTCATCCATATACAATATCAAAGACTATGGATTATGGATGGAGATGGATAACTCCAGTTTGGTCTAGAGTTGGAACTGGATATGTGTTTAGTTCAAATCATACAAGCATTTCTAATGCTATTGATGAATTAATTGATGATTTGTATGAAGATGGAGCTGCTCCAAGAACAGTTGATTTTAATCCAAGATATAATAAAAAACCTTTTAAATTTAATACATGTAGCATAGGATTGTCTGGTGGATTTTTAGAACCACTAGACGCTCCTGGGTTAGCTTTTACATATGATTTTTCAGTAAAACTCCCCCAGTTACTATCAAAATATTATGACTGTACTGTATTTGGAGAAAATGAAAACTATTTGAGAGAAGTTGAATCTCTTAATGCTGAGTATGTTGATTCTATGAAATGGTGGACATCATTTATACTCTGTCAATATAAAACTTGTTATAGAGAAGACACTGATTTTTGGATAGACCAAAAAAATGTTCAATATGATTATTATGATGAAATAATGGAAAATATTGATTGTTTGGATGAAAAATATCCAAATAAAGAAGAAGATATTAATATGTTTACCTTTACTATGGCAGCAAAAGACATAAATTGGAAAACTAAATTAGAAATAGAACCTTTTGCTTTGGAAGATGAAGAATATCTCACCATAGACCACATAAAATGGATAGAGAGTTTTCACATTGATCATTGGAAATCGGTAGGAGAAAATGTATGAATTCTGGATTCAAAGATAACAATTTAAATGTTACAATAAATACTGACGAAGTAAAAAATTTATTGAAAAAATATAAAAAGATTAAAAAATATATGAAATCTTCTTTATATACTATTAAAACTATAGACGGAAACGAAAAAATTGTTAGAGATTTACTTGGAGACTTGAACGAAACTGATGGGTAAGCATTATCTACTTAACTTGTATGGATGCTCGTTTGTTCTTTTGGACGACGAGCGTTGTCTTATTGACTTGTTAGAAAACGCAGCATCTGCAAGTGGTGCTACTGTGGTACAGACAATCTCAAAAAAGTTTGAACCTCAAGGAGTGACCGTTTTGTGTTTGTTATCCGAAAGTCATATTAGTATTCATACTTGGCCAGAAGAAGGAACGGCAGCAGTAGATGTTTATACTTGTGGAGATTGTAATCCAAAAATTGGATGTGATATAATAATTCAACAACTTTATGCTACCAATCATACCTTGAGTTATATTGAAAGATAAATTGTAACAAAAGTTACAAAAGTGCTTGCATATATACTGTAACTAGAGGTATAATAATCCTCTAACGTTCATCCTATGACTAAAGTACTATAGGACGGAAGTAAGCCGACGCGGAACGGAACGTTCATCGGGAAACCGACGCAAACGCCGACTGAAGGAACGCTCTTTAACTTCAATTAAGGAGAACCCTAATGTCTAAAGTCGTTTATCGTGGTGTTGAATATGACACTACAGATCGCCCAAATCAAAATGTAAGACCACCAGCGCACGTAGAAATCTATCGTGGCGTTTTGTTTTATGTTGATGAAAATGGAAACAAACTCCATATGGAAAAATCCAAGGGAGGTGTAAAATGAATACTTACTTCGTTCGTTATCTCAAGAAAAAAGCAAAGAGGGAAAAACTTCTCCATGCTGCTCAGATTAATATGGCAAAGCAACCACAGATTGCTTAATGTGAGAGGGGACTTGACTCCCCTCTTTTTTTTACCTATAATTATTTTGTCAGAGTTTAAAAAATGGATAAAGAAAAACTCAAACTTATAGTAAAAAATCTTGAGTCCTTAGTAGAATGTCTCAAATCAGAAGTTTACTCTGATGTTGATTCATATAAGTACGAAAGAATTGCCCCTTACATAGAAGATTACGACGAGGTATTTTATGACGATGATGGATATCCAGACTGAATTTGAGTTTATGAAACCAGAAGTTAAACTCATTAGCGTTACTCCCGATGCAGAAAAGCACATGGCATATTGTGCTAGGGTCAGTAATCCCGCAAATCAAGATAATGAAAAATTTTCTGGACTATTAAAATACTGCATTCAACATCAGCATTGGAGTATTTTTGAACAAGCAACAATGACTGTTGAGATTAATACGACAAGAGGCATTGCGGCACAGATACTCCGACATAGGAGCTTTACATATCAGGAATTTTCGCAGCGTTATGCAGATGCAAATCTTCTTGGTGGTAGTATTCCACTCCCAGAACTTCGTAGGCAAGATAATAAGAATCGGCAAAACTCAATTGATGATCTTCCAGACTATTTGAAACTTACTTTACTAGAAGACATTCGCGTTTTGTTTGAGCAGTCTCAGAGGGTCTACAATCGCCTTCTGGAGAAGGGTGTGGCAAAGGAGTGTGCAAGGTTTGTACTGCCCCTAGCAACGCCTACACGCCTCTATATGACCGGTTCTGTAAGGTCATGGATCCATTACATTGATCTACGGTCTGCACACGGTACACAGAAGGAACACATGGAGATTGCAGAATTGATTCGTTGTATTTTTACCTGTCAGTTCCCTGCTGTATCTGAAGCACTTGGTTGGACTCGTGAAGGTTGTTCTGAATGTTCCGACGCCCCTTCCATTACTATTGAATAAATATCCCTATATCTTTATGTAATTTATGGCAACTTATCCTGTAGTCAATAAAGTAACTGGCGAACAAAAAGAAGTTACAATGAGTGTTCATGATTGGGACCAGTGGAAAAATGACAATCCAGAATGGGATAGGGATTGGAGTGATCCTTCAACATGTCCCAGTTCTGGAGAGGTTGGTGAAGTTTATGATAGACTTAAAAAGTCTCATCCTGGTTGGAATGATGTTCTCCACAAAGCTTCAAAAGTACCTGGTTCGAAAGTAAAATCAATTTAATTTTTTATATGGCAAGAAGAAGAAAAGAGGATCAACCGATTGGCGTTGGAATGACTGCTAAGCAAATGAAACGCAAAAAGCCAATCAATATCGACTTAATGAAAGACATTGATCCTTTAACGGAGAATCAAAAAAGATTGTATGAATCGTATGAATCCAATAAAAATATTGTTGCATACGGATGTGCAGGAACTGGAAAAACATTCATAACACTTTACAATGCCATTCAAGATGTTTTGGACGAGAGAAGTCCATATGAAAAAATCTATATTGTAAGATCTCTTGTAGCAACTAGAGAAATTGGATTTCTTCCTGGAGACCATGAAGATAAATCTTCTCTCTATCAAATTCCATATAAGAACATGGTTAAGTACATGTTCCAGTTGCCAACGGATGCAGATTTTGAAATGCTTTATGGGAACTTAAAAACCCAAGGTACTATTAGTTTCTGGAGCACTTCTTTTATTCGTGGTACAACTCTGGATAATGCAATTATTATTGTTGATGAATTTCAGAACCTAAACTTCCATGAACTTGATAGTATCATTACTCGTGTCGGTGAAAATTCTAAGATTATGTTCTGTGGTGATGCTACCCAATCAGACTTAGTTAAAACAAATGAAAAGAATGGTATTATTGATTTTATGAAAATTCTTCGTGTAATGCCCTCGGTTGATATTATTGAATTCCAAGTTGAAGATATTGTAAGATCTGGATTTGTTAAAGAATATATTATTTCTAAACTGGAAGTTGGTCTATGACATTTATTCATCATAATTACTTAGGTGATCTTGAATTAGAAAAGAAAGAACAAAATGGCATCCGTCTCTACAATTTGCCAAATGGGAGTTGGGTGCCATCCATTACATCTGTGACTTCTTTTTATAATCGACAGATCTTTACTGAATGGAGACAAAGAGTTGGTGTAGAAAAGGCAAACGCAATTACAAGAAAGGCAACGGCAAGAGGAACTGATTTTCACCAAGTCTGTCAAGACTATCTTGAGAACAAAGAACTTGATTGGGCAAATTATCAACCCCTGACAAAGTTTATGTTCCATCACGCAAAACCTTACCTTGATAAGATAAATAATATTCATGCAATTGAAAGAACACTCTACTCTGAATATCTGGGACTTGCTGGAAGAGTAGACTGTATTGCAGAGTATGAAGGAGAACTTGCAGTCATTGACTTCAAGACATCCGAAAAAATTAAACCAGAAGAGTGGATTGAAAATTATTTCGTCCAAGAGATGTTTTATGCAGCAGCATATTATGAACTAACGAATATTCCTCCAGTAAAATTAATCACGCTAATGGTCACTCCTGGTGGCGAAGTTAAAGTATTTGACAAAAGAAACAAAAGTGATTATATTAAGTTATTAGTTCGTTATATTAAAGAATTTGTATCAAACAATCTTGGGTCAAATGGGAAATGAATTAGAAAAGGCATTAGAAAATAAGTTTTTTTGTCCTTCAAGGTTTGCTAAAGAAATTGAATTCTTAGTTCAAACAAATGAAGAAATGAATTACATTGATGCGATAGTTTATTTTTGCTCGGAAAATAATATCGACATTGAATCTGTTCCTAAACTTCTTTCAAAACCATTGAAAGAAAAGATAAAGTATGAAGCAATGGAATTAAACTTTTTAAAGAAAAGTTCCCGTGCAAAATTGCCAATTTGATTGCATTTTTCCCGAAAAAAATTTCCGGCAAAAAATTCCCATATTAGATTTTTTTAATGATGCCATTTGATGCTTATAAAACTTATCTTGCTCTAAAAAATCACTTCACTAAAGATACTTACGATTACCATAAGTATGCTGGGAAGACAAGAGCAAGTTTGCAGTCTTTTTATAAAAGAAAAGATCGCTTTTGGTTTGAAAAACTTTCTAGGAGCAAAACTGAAGAGGAAGTTGTTGATTTTTTTGTTTCAAATTTCGTATCTTCTGATGATCCTACCAATTTATGGATTGGCAATATTATTAGAGAAGGTGAAGATACTTATAAAAGGTGGCAAAAAAGAAATCAGTCTCTAACTTACTTTTTCAAGCAAGAGACTGAGAATTTATTTGGAGAAAATAAGGTGGATGATGTTTTTGATTGCTCAAAAGGACATCCGATTATACTTAAGAAGTTTTTAACGGGAAAAATTTCACCAGAAACAATGATCATTTATGATCGAATTTTTGGATATTTGAATAATTTTGACAAAAAACTTAAAGATCCTGTCTGGGAAACTGTTAGCTTAAAATTAAAAAAATATTCTTCCTTCATACATATAGATGTATTTCATTACAAAAAGATTTGTAAGCAGATTATTTTGGAGGAAGCATGAGTTTTTTTGAATCTGAGGTAGTTCGCTCAGAGATTGCAGAAATATCAAATCTGCAAGAGCAAATTTATCAGAGTGTTTTTAAATTCCCTACGATGGGAAAAAAAGAAAAAATAACTCATGTCAATCTTCTACGAAGACTTTTAGATAAACAGCAAATTCTTTATACTAGATTGTGTCTTTCTGATGACCCAGAAGCAATACAAATGAAAAATAGAATAATAGAGTCTGCTAAATTAATGGGACTGCCTTCAAATGTTGATATAAAAATATTATTTTCTAACATGTCGAGACTCATTGAGACCATGCGAAAACAGATTGACAAGGCAGACGCGGACCTGTAGAATAATGAAGTACCAAAAGCCAAATCCAATTAATCCGAGGTATAAAAATGTCTTTTTCAGATCTCAAAAAACAATCCAAACTGGGTTCTCTTACTTCTAAACTGGTAAAAGAAGTTGAGAAAATGAGTACAACTTCTGGTGGCGCTGATGAGCGTCTCTGGAAACCAGAAATGGATAAAACAGGTAACGGTTTTGCAGTAATTCGTTTCCTCCCTGCACCAGAAGGAGAAGAACTTCCCTGGGCAAAACTGTATTCACATGCTTTCCAAGGTCCTGGTGGTTGGTATATTGAGAATTCTCTCACCACTATTGGACAAAAAGATCCTCTTGGAGAGTATAACCGTGAACTGTGGAACACGGGATCAGAAGCAAATAAAGAAACTGTTCGTAAGCAAAAGCGTAAACTGTCTTATTACAGCAATATCTACGTTGTAAAAGATCCTGCAAATCCTCAAAACGAAGGTAAAGTCTTCCTGTTTAAGTACGGCAAGAAGATCTTTGATAAAATTATGGAGGCAATGCAACCCGAGTTTGAAGATGAAACTCCTATCAATCCTTTTGACTTCTGGCAAGGTGCCAATTTCAAACTCAAAATTGTTAAGAAGGATGGATATTGGAATTATGATAAGTCTGAATTTGGTTCTGTTGAATCTCTTCTGGACGACGACGATGCTCTTGAAGCAATTTGGAAAAAGTGCTACTCTCTGACTGCAGTAACAGCTCCAGATCAGTTCAAAACCTATGAAGAACTTGAGCGTCGTCTAAACATGGTTTTGGGTAAGAAAACACCTCCAACCCAATCCCAATCTGTCGTTGCTCAGGAAGAAGAGTATGAATCTTATGTTGAATCTTACAATTCTTCCAAAAATGTAGAGAAAGAACTTGAAGAATCTTACAATCGTAGCAAAAACGTTCCAGAAGATTTGAGTCGTCAACTTGCCTCTTTGGGTTCCTCTACTAGTAGTGCAGACGAAGAAGATGAAGACGATGCTCTGAGTTATTTCCAGAGACTGGCAGAAAGTTGATTATTCGTAAAGTTTAATATTATCTCCTTTTTTCAGGGTTCTATCTACATATTGGATAGAACCCTGTTTATATGACATTATTTCTTCTATGTCATTTAGTATTACGTTTAGATAAACTGGTTTTAGTATGTAAATATTTCTTTTTTTATTTTCTTTATCTTCTTCATATTGATAATTTGTTATTTCTACTGTAATATTTGTTTTTGTAACTTCTTGACCTAATCCATAGTCATAGAATGTTATGCTATAGTTTTGATCAACTTGAAGACCAGCAGGCAAGATTAAAACGCCTAAACTGTTGTATACTTCAGTAGTTTCATAATGATGAGTGTCATATATTTTATCGTAAGTTCCATATTTTTCAATCAAATACTTGTCAAACGTAATTTGTGGCAGAGGCCATTCTGAGTACACATTTAATATGTTATTTGACAGTAATACAACCCAATCCAAAGTTTCGTCATCATAAAATTTAAATGCGACATTATCAGGTCTCTCGTCACCTATAATTTTATATTTTGTGAAAAAATTTAAATTTTCAACAATATCGTCACGAAGTTTTCCTCTTTTAAAAAGATTCTTTACCTGTATAAAGTCATTATTTGTAGATTCTGGCAATCTACTGACATAATTGAAATTTGGTACTTTGCTAAAGTATGGTGTTGCCATTTTAATATCCTACTCCTGAAATTGATTTTCCATTTTCATCGAAATAGTCGCTAGAATATACAGGCTCAAGTTCACTAAATTGTAAATTTAATTGATATGAGGTCATAACACCATCATCAAAAGTCATATATGAACCGTCTGGGGTATAATCTACGGTACATGCTTGTAATGCACATGTCTTGATTTTATTTAATCCTGGATGTTCGTTATCACCTTTATGCTTATATACTATTTTAAATACGTTGGGAGCTTTAAGGAACAAATTTCCTGCTCCTTTCTTTGGTGCCATTCCTTCTTTAAAAAATCTTATTATACCAAGAACAATTTCAGATTCTCTTTTGCTTCTTGGACTTAATCTGAACGTAAAATTAAAAGGTCTTAGTTGTGGGCCTTGAAATAGCAGTTCAAGGTTGGGATTTACGATAGCGCCAGAAACTCTAGATAATAATCCTTGAGCACTTACTGCTTGTTGTGCTAGTTCTAATTTTATGGCGGTTTTGAGCGCATCGCCAACACCACCTTCTCCCAATGTTCCCTCGATTTGAGATATAAATTGATTCACAGGATCACTTCCTTCCATAGCAGAAAAAGCTCCTGAAGCTAATCCATATTGATATGCATTCAATCCAAGTCCATTCCAATCAACACTATTTTGATCTGATAATGTAGGTTGTATAGGTAACGTTACATATCCTTTAGGAATTTCTGTTAAGGTTCTATTGCCCCAACCTAACTTATTTTCTAATGGTGATCTGGTTCCATATTCGAGCATATTAAATTGAATATAATCTTGCGTTGGGCTTCTGTCAATTGGATAATGCAAAACTGGATATTCTTTTCTTTCTGGAGATCCTTCAAGATTTGGTATTCCTGTTTGTGCTAATGCCTGTATTCCTGAAGTTAGATCTTCTGATATATCTGATTCATCCGTTGGTGTAGGTTCTTCTGAATCTACATCTGCCCCTTGATCAGATTTACTTCTATTATTAGATTGTATAGTATTTGCTTGCTTTGCAGATATTACCTGAGCAAGTCCTGGTTGAGTATTTGCCGCAAGATTGATGAGATTATTTTGAACTGCATCATAAAACTTACCACCACTTGTGGATAATGATTGTTGTGCGGTTGCTCCTAAAACAGGATCTCCTACATTTTTTCCTGGAGGAATTTTTCCAAGATCTGCATCTTCTTGTGAGTAATTTCTAAACCCATAAGTTCTTCCATTATCTGCAGTAGATCCAGCCCTAACCCATCCACCTGGATTAAAATTATCTATAGAGTCGGCAGTTCCTGGAGTCCATGTTTTTCCGTCAGAAGTTCTTGCTGCAGGTTTAGGTGCATAATATAAATCAGTTCTTGCTGTTCCTTCTATAGGTTTTCCATTACTATCTACTTTATATCCAGTAATTGTTCTAAAGTAATAATTTTGATTACTTCCAGGCAATTTTTGTGCAAATTGATTGCCGTAGATATATTTTATCTTATCAGCCATCAGAAATCTCTCCCGTTTACAAGGTGAGCCAGTATCTCAATTTTTTGTAAAGTAAGAGACATTTATAGGTGAGTTTTTATTTATTTAGCTCTAAACTTAGCATATCCAAGAGATCTCAAATAATCAATTTCATTTCTTTCTACGTACAAAAGTTTTCCGCTGACTTCTTTCCAAGTATATCTTCTCATTTCTCCCCAGTGAAAATTGATCCCCTCGAATCCCCAAGGTTCTACAGAAGTCACTGCTACAAGTGGAAATTCATCGTATCTAATATTTTTTGTTTTTGTAGAATATACGAATGTATAATATTTGCCAACTTGAGGAACAACTTTTTCTATTTTAAAAACTTCCATAATAGCTAGCATAATATCATCAGGTTGTTTATAATTATTTTTTTCTATGTTTGATTTTAGTATGGAAATTCTTCTAGATTTTTTTTCTATTTCTTGTCCAAATCCTTTTTCCATTACTTGATACCTAATTCTTCTTCTGTGATGACTTTAAATTCTATCATTCTATCGTCACAAAACTCTTTTGCGGCTTTCCACTTAGCTTGATTTACTGCATATGTTTTGCATTCATGTATGAATGACTTTGTAACTCGCGTTTTTTGCTTTGGTGGAAGAGTTTGTTTTTTTGGTTTTACTTCGACAATATAAGTTTTTGTTTTTCCCGTCTTTTCTTTAACTTTTATTATAAAGTCAGGAAAATATCTATGAACACGATTGTCTACTGGAGAAATGTAAGGTATCCAAAATTCTTCACTTCCCCATTCGATTATATTTTCGTTTAAGTCGCACCAATGACAAAATTTTCTCTCCCAACTGCTACGGCAGATAATATTATTTGGGTCACCTTTATATTTTTGTGGATGCGAAGGTTTATACCTACTTTTAATACTTTCTGCCATTTATTTTGATACATAATATATACGGTAAAATTATTTATAGATGGCATTCGGATCCCCATTCCCTAGTATCAAGGGAATAAGTTCAATAAAATCCACCTTGCTTAGACCAGCATTAACATCTCACTATGAGTGTTGGTTCAATCCTCCAAATGATGTAACTAATTGGTTAAAAAAATCTGGGAGATATGAGTATGATTCTAGTTTTATTTCACTTTCTTGCTCTGAAGCATCTCTTCCAGGTAGCAGCTTAGCAACTCATGAAATTAATAATGATTTCAGTGGAGTAACAGAAAGACATGCATATAGAAGAATATATGATGACAGAGCTGATTTTACTTTTTACGTTGACCATGATTACAATATAATTTCATTTTTTGAGGGTTGGATATCTTATATTGCAGGAGAAGAATTTTCTGGAAAGTTGCCAGAATCTCAATATTACTATAGAGTAAGGTATCCAGATGGTACAGGAGAACCTCATACCAAACTAAAAAGTGGAGGTCCTGGAAGTGGATATAGAGCCTCTAGTTTGTATATTAACAAATTTGAAAGAGATATGTCTGGCAAATGTTTAACATATAGATTTATAAAAGCTTATCCAATATCAATTAACTCAATGCCGGTTTCTTATGATGGATCAAATCTTTTAAAATGCACAGTATCTTTTACTTACTTAAGATACGTTGTGAATAAGCAAGATTATGTGTTAACAACATCATCTTCGGAACCATCTACTCCAGGAACTGAGGAAACTCAAACACAACCTTCAGAAATTAATATTGATAAACTATTGAGATCAAGCGGAGCAAGTTTTACGAGTCCCCTCACTCCAGGACAAACTGATTTAAATCAAGGTTTATCTTGAAGCAATAAATAATTCAACTGAATCTTTATAAGACATTATGCCTTTACCAAAAATTTCTACACCAACATATGAGTTGGAATTGCCTTCTACTGGACAAAAAATTAATTACCGACCATTTCTGGTAAGAGAAGAAAAACTTCTTGTAATTGCCCTGGAAAGTGAGGATACAAAACAAATCACTACAGCAATTAAAACTGTAATTAAAAATTGCATTCAAACAAAGAATATCAAAGTTGAATTTTTGCCCACATTTGATATAGAATATTTGTTTTTGAATATTAGAGGAAAATCTGTAGGAGAAGAAATAGAGGTTAATATTATATGTCCTGACGACGGCGAAACAACTGTTCCGGTAAAGATTAATATTGACGATATTAAAGTTCAGAGAAGTGAAGAACACAATCCAAAAATTCAAGTTGATGAAAATATCATTATGGAAATGAAATATCCATCACTAGATCAATTTATCAAGAGTAACTTTGATTTTTCGGGTGACAATAATATGGATCAATCTTTTGACTTGGTTTCTTCCTGTATTGATAAAATCTACACAGAAGAGGAAGTGTGGAGTTCTTCTGATGTAACCAAAAAAGAACTTGTTGAGTTTCTAGATCAGATGAATTCTTCTCAATTTAAGCAGATTGAAAAGTTTTTTGAAAGTATGCCAAAGTTATCTCATGAAATTAAGGTTACAAATCCAAATACTGAAGTTGAAAGTACGGTAGTTCTTGAGGGATTATCAAGTTTTTTCGCATAGGAATGGTCCATATGGACCTTGAAAATTATTTTCAATTAAATTTTGCCTTAATGCAGTATCATAAATACTCATTAACTGAGATTGAAAATATGATTCCTTGGGAAAGGGATGTTTACGTTGCATTATTGAAAAATCATTTAGAAGAAGAAAAACTCAAGCAACAACAAAATGGCAGTTGAAGCAGGAAAACTTGCACTGTACGAGGGAACGAGAGAATCTGATTTTGTCACTGAGGACATTGACGAAAGGATTCTTGAGATACTTGGGATAGAAGAACTTTACGATTTTACTTATGGCGAATATAAGCAGATTCTTTTTACAGAACTACAGAAAGTAAATAAAGGACAAGAAAAATCTACTGATAGAGCTATGCTCCTTCAGGATGAATTTAAAAGAGTAAAAAATAAAATTGGCAAATTTAAAATTAAAAAAAAGAAGATAACGGCAGAAAATATAGGTGTAACTGGACCAATTAGGGTATCTAAAGAGAAATTTTTTCTTGCAGGAAAAGCAGTAATTCCTGAAGTTAAAGAACCTTCTTTGGGTAAAGGTGTTAAAAAATCTTTGGAAGGTATTGCTTCTACTTTAGATAATATATTGCATAGATTATTGGTACAAAATCAATATGCCAAAACTAGTGCAGAAAGTGAAAGAAAGAAAGAAGAAAATACTAGTAGAAGAAATAGAGAAAGTGAACTAGAAAAACCAATACAGAAAATGGTTTCTCTAGCAACTAAAATGCTAGCACCGGTCCAAAACATTTTAGATAGTATTTTTAAATTTATATTTTTTACATTATTGGGTAGAGCATTTGTAAAACTCACAAAATGGTTTGCAGATCCAAAAAATAAGAAAAAAATAGCAACATTAAAACAATTTTTGAAAGATTGGTGGCCCAGTATATTAGCAGCGTTTGTATTATTTGCAACTCCATTTGGAAAGTTTGTTAGATCTACAATAGCGACTCTTGCTAAATTCACTCCAAAGATATTATCTCTAATAAAAGCAAATCCTTTAACAAGTTTAGTTGTAACCACTTCTGTTGCGGGAACAATTGCAAGATCTAAAGAAAGAGAAAGAATAAAACCTTTTCTAGAAGAACAAAGAAAAAATATCCAAATCGAAGAAAAAAATCCAAACTTACCTTGGTACAAAAAATTTGGCAACTTTTTTGCTGGTCAAGAATTAAAATTGGGACAATCCAATCAAGCAATTGTCGCACCAGTTCCTGGCGCAATGTATTCTAGTGGCGGCACAGTATCTGGTTTTAGTGGATTGGTAACTGATCAAACTGGCACTAAAGTTTCTGGTGCTGGGCAAGATACTCAAGCACTTCCAATAGAAGGAGGGGGCACAGGTATTCTAAAGAAAGGTGAAGTTGTAATGAATACCGATGCTGTTAACGCAATCGGTAGAGATCGTCTATTATCTTGGAATAGAATTTTTGGTGGACCAAATGCAAATAAACCAACGTTTCTTGGATCTGGAATAGAAACTCATAAAAATGGAGGAGTTATTGGATCTTCAGTAACTCCTAGAATAGGTATGGGGTCGGTAAATCAAACTCTTGCATCAATACAGGGACTTAGTAGAAATAATAGAAGTCAACAACCATTGGGGTCTGGTATACTAAATCAACTTGGGCGATTTCTTCCTGGAACTGGAAGCGTTATATCTCCAAGGTATTCTGAAATGGGCATACAGAATAAGTTTCTTGGAATACCGCTGAACAGAAGTGTCGTTAATCAGAAAGAGGGACATAGATTTTCTCCAAAATCTGTTCAGAGATATAATCAAAATCCAAATGCTCCTAGCGTAATACGTGAATGGAGTCCATATGATTCTACACAAGTTAGTTTTCCCAAACAAAGAGCATCATCTTCGTCAACTATAATTAGAGATGCTTTTAGGAATTTTGGTTCTAATGTACAAACAATAAGAGGTGCAGCAAAACGTCAAGAAGAAGTAATGAGACAAATGGGTTATGAACCCGATGGATATGCAAATCTTCGCGGACAACCAATTAATATTGGACCACAATCAAAACTTACTCTTCCTGGACCTCCAGTTAGAGGTGGAGCAAATGTTAGTGTTATTCAGTTGCCAGATATTGTTAGGAACATTGGTCCAATTGCTCAGACAAGAGGTTCTACAAATGTTCCCAACATTCCTGATCAATACAGCATTAATCAAAAGATTAACAAGTCAATTTATGGAATAGCATAAAATGGCAGTAATAGATTCAAAAAAATTATTACCACCCTCAAAAAGAACAAATAATTTAAGTATTGCTGCCAAAAAAATATTGGTACCAATATCAAATGTCAAGAAAAGGGATAATGCCAAAATCAATCCGGAAGATTTAAAGACTGAAAAAGATAATGTTTCTGTTTCTGATCAATTTTTAGATATAAAGAAAAAGCTTCAAATTATTTCTAAAATTTTAGAAAATACAACAGTTTACAATAAAAAAGAAGTAGAAAGAAAAAGAAGAGCAACTGAGAAAAAAAGATTTGTATCTAGAGAAAAAAAATTAGAATCTTCTTCACCTAAAGGATTATCTTCAAAGAATGTTATACCAAAAGTAGGGTTTGATATTTTTGGTGCCATTAAGAGATTTTTCTTATATACTTTTTTTGGATTTATTTTTGATAAATTAAGTGGAAAAATACCACAGTTGCTTAATATTGCTAGAAATCTATCTCCAATATTTAATTTTGTAGAAGACTTTTCTGGTAATATACTTAATGGTATTGTCAATTTTATTGATTTTGGGTATGATACCAAGAAAAAATTTGAATCTATTGTCGAAAATATTGGTGGAAAGGACGCTGGGAAAAAATTTGATGAATTTTCTAAAAATTTAAATCTAGCATTAAATGCAACAATAATTGCTGCGATGGCAGCCTCTGGCATAAAAACAGGGAGCAATGAAAGAAAAATAAAACCACAAGGAACTGTTGCTGGGGCTCAATCTGCAGGAAGATATGGATATAAACCTCAATCACTTCCTGAAGGTGTAAAACCCGGAACTATAGAAGGAAAAGGAATAACCAGTCAACAAAAAATAGCTCAACGGGCAGCAGACAAGGCTGCTAGACGTGCTGCTGGGGCACAATTAAGAAGAGGAATTTCTGGAGAAACCGCAGGACAAATTGCAAAGTCTGGATCTAAAAAGTTTGCTGGTAAATTAGCAGGAAAAGTTTTTGGTAGAATTCCAATTATTGGTGGACTAGTCGATTTTCTATTTGCTTTATGGTCTGGAGAAAAACCAGGAAGAGCAGCAGCAAAAGCAGTTGGTGCTACAATTGGATCCGCATTAGGAACTTTTATTCCTATTCCTTTTGCCGGAACTATTCTTGGTGGTATTTTGGGAGATATCGTTGGTGGAGCACTATATGACACAATATCCCAAAGACAAAAACCAACAAAATATGCTAAGGGTGGACCAGTTACTAGATCTGGAAAAGTAGTTGGTGGTTCTGTTGGCAGAACTATAAAACGAACTAGAAAAGCAAAGGTCACTAAAGTTCCGCCACAAAAGACACTTCCAGGTAAGGACGTTGGTGGTAAGGGAAAAATTGAAAAACTATTCTCAAAAGAAGTACCGGGACAAAAAAGTGCTCTAAGGTCTCTGAAGAAAACTTCTGAAATATTGAAGAGAATTCCTTTATTTGGTCCTGTTATGGGAGCCTCTGTTGATATTGCTATGGGACAAAAACCAAGCAGATCTGTTTATGGATCTATCAGCAACTTTTTCGGAGCAACCATACAGAGTATCATAGACAATAAAGTTCAATTATCTATTTCCGAGTTACAAAGACAAATATATGGAATGGCAAATGGTGGAGTCATTCCTCAAGCTGGACAAGATGTTGGTAATCAACTTACTGATATTTTAAACAAGTCTTTTTCAAATCTAATACAAACTAGATTAAATGAAATTTTTATAAACATTACAAAAGAACTTTCTTTAAGGGATCCTGCAACGGATAGTTTAAGAGGTCCAATCCCTGGAGACGGTGATTATCAAGGATTTTTGCCAGGAACTCAAGTCATTGGATTTGTTGGATCTACTGGAAGTTCGACTGGACCTCACATTCACATTGAGACTGGTGATGGTTATAGTGGTGCAGGTGGAAGTATACCTGCAAATGTTTTAAAAAATGTTATGGTTGGAGGAAAACCTTTAGATTCTTGGTCATTTACATCTGGAATGGGATGGAGATGGGGTAAAGAGCATAAAGGACTTGATTATGGAATACCCGAGGGAACACCAATTCAACTCACAGGAGGTTTAAAATTTGTAAAATATGTGCCTGGATATAATGCAGGATATGGAAATGTTCTTCTAATCCAAGATTCTGCAGGAAAAACTTATCTATTAGGTCACTTGAAAAAAGGTCCCGCCAATCCAGAAGAAATGGCAAGACTGCAGAGACAAAATTTGGGGGAATCTTTAGCAAAAGTTTCTTCAATGAGAAGATCTGGAAATTCTATAACAGGGCAAGCAAGTTGGTATGGTCCTGGATTTCAAGGCAGAAGAACTGCTTCTGGTGAAAGGTTCGATACAAATAGATTGACAGCTGCTATGTATCAACCTGGATGGGGGGTTGGAACTAAACCATTTTACGTTGAAGTTACAAATCTTTTAAACGGAAAAAGAGTAAGAGTAAGAGTAAATGATACTGGACCTTTTGCAATGCATTCTAATGGAGAACCGATTTATCCATTAAGACCTCATCCAAGAAGGATTATTGATTTAAGTAAAGCTGCCATGGACCGATTGGGTGGAAGTGGTATTATTGATGTTAGAGTTGAAAAGTTGGGATCTGCACCAACAAAAATAGATCCGCCACCAAGACAAAATCCAAATCTTGCAGAACAACCAACAGGAAGAGTTTCTGGGTTTGGTAGGGTTGGTGATACTGAATATTTTTATGCGAATGGAAAATACTGGCAAAGAAAAGGTGGAAAAACTGAAGAAATAACTTCACGCACATATGCTGCAATTAGATCAAATCATAAACAAGCCTTTGGAATTGCTTCTACTGTTGATCCAAACAAGATGAAACTTCCTGGTGGTGGATATAGACCAAAAAGTGATTATGATGTATCTGCATTAATGCCACAGCAGAATCTAAGATCAGTGGGACCATTAAAGTCTCAAACTGATTATGAAATCGCAAGTAATTATATTATTATAAAACAAAAAGAAGTTATTAGAGAATCTACTTCTGGTGGTGGGTATTTGGGCGGATTTTCTAGTTCTTCTATAGATAGTAATAATATTGCAGAATCCTTAGTATAAGATGTCAGTAATTTTAGGAAATAAAGCATCACTTTTAGTAAATGTAACTAGATTTGAGATAACATCTAATTGCAATAATAATGTTGTCAATGTTATTGGTGGTAATGGATTCGTAAGTTTAATTTACCACGAAAGTGTTCTTGAAAACTGTATAAAGGCAACTGCAACAATTGCAGATACTGGATATGCATTATCTAAGGGAAATACAAAAGACCGAGTTGGTTTAATTGAAGGTTTAGATCTTTGTGGTGGAGAAAAAGTTGAATTAGAGTTTGTGGATGGATATGGAAATAAAATTTCATTTTCCAATGAAAAGTCTCTTTATATTGGAAAAATAAGAAATAGAATAGAAAGCAACCAGAATATGGTTTTTGTTATAGACTTGGTAACAAGAGAATTTTTAATAAATGAATTACAAGAAACAAGAGTTGTGCAACGATATGATGGAAAAATATCAGATTCTGTTACTTCTATTTTGAAGAAGACTTTAAAGACTGAAAAAAATATACATGTAGATCCGACGATTAACTCATATAGTTTTAATGGTCACACGGAAAAACCTTTATATAAATGTACTTGGTTAGCAAAAAGATCTGTTCCAGATATTAAAGGAGCTTCTGGAAAAACTGCTGGATATTTCTTTTTTGAAAATTATAATGGATTTCAGTTTAAATCTATTGACACTCTTTTGGATCATGAAAAAAGATCTTATAAATCTTATATTCATGACGGAGTTGTTGAAGGATTGCCACCGCCGACGTATGATGGAAAAATTGTAAGTAAATCATTTCATATCAATATTGACGTTCAAGAAAAATTAATGATTGGTGCATATGGAACTCAAGTTAGAACATATGATCTTTATAGAAATAATTACGACGAAAATGAAGTAATCCCATCAGAATCAGAATCTGACGGATTGAATTATGCGGGGTATAAATTGCCATGTTTTCCAAAAGAAATATCAGATAAACCAACAAGAATAATAAGTAAAATACAACCTGTTGGTATATTAAAACCAATTAAGAAATCAAAAGAATTTGACTATGACGTAAAATCTATTGTTGCACAATCCGCAAGTAGATATAATCAATTGTTCACAATTAAAATGTCCATAACTATAGCAACAGATATGAGTCTTAGGGCAGGCGATTTAATTTTTTGTGATTTTATTGAAATGTCTTCTGAAAAAAATCAGAAAGTAAGTACTAAAGATAGTGGTATATATATGATATCAGATGTTATAACTTTAATCGAACCTCAAAAGTCCTATACTAAATTAAATCTAGTAAGGGATTCTTATGGCAGAAAGCCTAATCCAAATAGGAAAATAGCATAGAAAACCATGGAAAGAACTATCAACCAACACATTGACAATAATAGAAAAGAAATTGATAGCACTACAGTTAGTGCTCAAAGAAAAAGACATTTAGAAGATGAAGTTGAGTCTTTAGAAAAATATAGAGAAAATCACCCAGGAGAGGATCATGATCCAACTCCACTTGAATTATATTGCGATACCCATCCTGACGCATCAGAATGTAGAGTTTACGACTAATGACAGATAGTGCAGTTTTTAACCCTGAAGTAATTGGTGGTAATGGTTTTTATTGGTGGATTGGGGAAGTTGTTGATGATAAAGTCTGGAAGACAAATGAATTAAGATCGAAGTGGAAAGAGTCTGGACAACTTCCTGGATGGGGAAGCAGATATAAAGTAAGAATTGTTGGAAGACATGCTGAGACAAAAAGCAGTCTTTCTGATAATGATTTAGAAATGTGTGAAGTGATGCTTCCTGTCACTGGAGGTAGTGGTCATGCACTTTCATATCAGTCCCCAAATATTAGAAAGGGTACGATTGTAATAGGATTCTTCAAGGACGGAAGAGACGCAAATGAACCAATTATCATTGGTTGTTTGGCAAATAACGATCAAACTCCACTAAAATATAAACAAGGTCAGAGTGGATTCGAACCTTTTAGTGGACTATCGGGAGAAACTGTTCCCGTATATGGAATACCTGCAGAGGGAAGTGGTGGAAAGGCAACAAACAATTCTAAACCAATAGAAGGAGGAACAGCATCTTCTTCAAATAGAACAAATATTGCAGATCAGCAACAGAAAAAAGCTGGGAAAAAGAAAAGTTCTGCAGCGAAGGTATCTGCTTGTGGTGGAAATGATGCTAAGGGAATTCAATTAGCATTGCAAAAAGCAATACAAAAAATTCAAGATGTCAATTCAAAACTTAAATCTTGGCAATCTTCAGTTTCAAACTTACAAGGAGATATTCAAAGAATACTTAGAGAAGCTGCTGAGGACGTATCTAAATTTTTCAAAAATATTATCAATGGCATTAGAGAATTTGTCTTAGAACAAACTGTTGATAGGTTAAAAGAATTTCATGATTATCTATTTCCAAATGAAAGAGATGACCTTTTAAAGGCTACTAAAAAGGCAGTCAATTCTATTTCATGTATTTTTAATAAGATTATTAGCAATCTTATTAATATGCTAATATCTCTTTTGGAAAAACTTATTGATAGATTCATAAATGTTCCTTTATGTGCAGTTGAAAATATTATAGCTTCTATTCTAGGAAAAATTTTTGGATTGATAAGTGGTCTTGTTGACTCTGCATTGGGTCCTATTAATGCAATATTAGGGACTGCAATAAGTTTGGGCGAAGAGATTTTTGGAACATTAAGACAAATATTATCTTTTATTTCTTGTGATGAAAAATCTTCATGTCCAGAAATTGATCAGTGGAGTATATGGGACGGAGCTGGTAATAATGGCGGAAATATAACTGTAGATATAAATTCTATTTTCAATAAAGCAAAAAGTATTGGATTATCCGTCAAAAATGCAGCAAACTTAGATAACTTTAATTTTAATATGGATTTCTCTGATATCTTTCAAGATACTTGCAATGTTGGTCCCGTATTTTGTGGTCCACCAAAAGTAGAGTTTTATGGTGGAGGTGGATCCGGAGCATCTGGAAATGTGATAGTTAGTGCTATTGGCGATATAATAGGTGTAGATATTATAACTCCTGGACAAGGTTACACTAACCCTCCTTTTATATCCTTTAAAGACGATTGTGGAAAGGGTGATGGTGCAACTGGATATGTTAGAATAAACGATGACGGAACCGTTAGTGATGTTGTAATAACTGATCCTGGAACAGATTATCTTCCCGCACCTGATGGAAGTCTTGGTGGTGATGATAGAGAATGGGCAAGACCAGATCAAGCGATTGTTTTTAGATCTGATGGAACATATGATACTCCATATGATCTCGGAGAAACTGTTGAGTTGAATCCTGGAGATGAAATATATGTTCCAAGAGATTCTATTGGTGCGAGTGGTATTATCTTGGACGAAGATAATCAAGAAATTGGAACCATTTCAATACCTCCTGGTGAAAAAATAGTGGCAAATAACAAATCGACGGTAACCATTTCAACACAAAATTCTCCAATTTCTCCAAGAAATCTAGACAATTATCCAACAAGTTCCGAAGGAGTTTACCCAGTAGTTCTATATCTGTGTGAAGTTGTTGTTCAAAATAGTGGAATTAACTATTCAAAGAATGACAAAATAACAGTTACACCAAATAATGGAGCAGATTTAGAACTCGTCCTTGATTCATCTGGATCTATAGAAAAAGTATTAGTTAAAAATAGTGGTATTGGTTACAAAGAAAGACCAATATTTGCAATTGAAACTGAAACAGGTTATAATGCAGAATTATTACCTGTTCTTTGTATTAGAAGAATTGGAGATGAATTGCAAGACGAAGTAGATCAAGTTTCTCCAAATTCAATTTTAAGCGTAGTCGATTGTGTAGGTAGAGTATAATGGCAAAAAAAGAAAATTATCATACAATCAGATACGGAAATAAGGATGGCGAAATAAAGTTTGGTCATATACACGAAGATAATGTTCTATCTTCCTTTATGGTTAGAAGTGGATATGATAGCGAACATTACATGCAATTTGATTCCGACAGTAAAAGAAAAGGTTGGACAACAAATGTATGTCCAGGAACTTTTACTGTTCAGGCAGGCAGAGACACTAAGAAAAATCAATTTGCGGTTGTTGTCGAAGCTTTAAATGGAGATCTTTGGTTAAATGCTCCGAGAGGTAGGATAAGAATTAATGCAGAAAATATTGATATAATTGCAACTGGTGGTGATAATAAAAATGGTGTTGTAAATATCCACGGAAATGAAGCAGTAAATATAACAGGTAACAATGTTAAGATTAAATCTAGCACTGCATCTAGATTCTTTTCTTCAGGAAGTACAAAAATTATATCTCAAAATTATTTGGATATATATTCTGGATTCATTGATTGTGCAGATGGTGCGACTGTGAATGTCAGGTCTCTACTCAAATCAGAAAACGAAGACGAAAATCAGTAAAAAATTATGAAAGTTCCAGATTTAGCAATAGGAAGACAACTTTTTTGTGGTCTAGGAAGACCAGAAATTTTAGGCAGAGGAAGGAGAGTTGTAAGAGGATCTGCCTTTATTCAAGGACCTGAATTTGTTGGTGATCCATCATCAGTATCAAAACCGATTCCAACAGAGTTTGGTACAGTAACTTGTACAGAAACAACAAATATTGATATGAAGCCTTTGCCATTTTATTCTTTATTTGTAAAAACTTTTGCTAGAATTAAAGGATATTTGAAGATTGATTATTTACTATCAGTTAAGTATATAAAATCTCATGTAATATTAACTTCTGTATTAAAAGCTGGAGTTAAAAACTTTGAAATAGATCACCCATTAGATCCAGAAAGACAAAATTTGGTCCATTCATGTCTGGAAGGTCCAGAAATTGGCGTTTATGTTAGAGGTAGAATAACTAACAAAACAGAAATTAATCTTCCAAATTATTGGACAAAATTAATAAACCCACAATCAATTACTGTTCAATTGCAACCAATTGGCGCTCATCAGGATATTATTGTAAAAAGAATAGGAGAAAATAAAATATTCTTACAATCAAAATCTGGTATTCCCATTGATTGTTTTTATCATGTTTATGCAGAGAGAGTTGACGTTCCAAAATTACAAGTTGAGGTTTTGAAAAAATGACTTTGTTTGATTTTAAAAAATATGCAGTTCTAACTGGACCTGGCAATGGAGATTATAATTTTGACGACAGTGAGCCAAACTGGTGGAAAAAGGACGATTTTGGTAGCGACTTCAATTTAAATGATGTTGCTGTTGTACTACTAAACACAACCGCAGATTATGCATATTTAAAACTCAATGGATATGACACAAGTTCTGTAACTCTAGGAAGAAGCACAGGACCTATTGGAACATTTACTGTTGACGCATCACAAACAAATTTTTCAGGAACAGTAACTGCACCAAATTTTCAAGGAACTATAAATGTTCAGTCTTGGAAAGGATTTGATATTAAACACCCAAATAAACCAAATTATAGACTAAGGCATATTTGTTTGGAAGGTCCTGAAGGAGGAGTTTATTTTAGAGGAAGACTCACAAATTCTAACGTCATAAATTTGCCAGATTATTGGAATGGATTAATTGATCCAGAAACAATTACAGTTTCATTAACCCAAATTGGTTATTCTCAAGATTTGATCGTAGAAAAAATAGAATGGGGACAAAAAATTATATTAAAATCTGGAAATGGAGCAAATATAGATTGTTATTATTTGGTAAATGCTTCAAGAATGGACGGAGATCCTTTAATTATTGAATATGAAGGTGCATCACCAAAAAATTATCCAGGAGATAATACTCAATATTCTATTTCTGGATATCACTATGACGTTCGGGGTCTTGACGGGTAGGGTCTGGTGTGGTATGATTACTTGGTAATCAAAGGATTCGACCAAATGAATGATGAGTATCTAACTAGATGTGTGATCGATCCAATCTCTAGAAAAGTTCATCTTTTTTCCAACGAAGGGTCAGAAAAAGAAGTGGTCTGTGAGACTGTACAAGAGTTTATGAATGTGCTAAAGTTTGTTCGAGAAACACTTGACGAAGAAACCCTTTCTTACACAAGTCCCGTATGAGACCTGAAACACGAGAATCAATGGAAATGTTGTTCACAGCAAAATGGAATGTTCCAACGGCAGCAAAGAACTGTAATCTCACCAACAAAGAAATGAAGATTACGTTTAATGAATACTGCCGTTTACATCCCCCAACTTATGTGGTAGAATCTGACAATCAACTCAATCTCTTTTGAGTTTTTATGGGACTGTCGCCTATGGGTTAAGGCCCACTGCTTATAACGGTGTGAACTGAGTTCAAGTCTCAGCAGTCCTACCAAAATACATGGGAGCGTGGCGGAATCGGTAGACGCACCTGACTTAAAATCAGTTGGGCATTTGCTCGTGGGAGTTCAAGTCTCCCCGTTCCTATTAGAGGTTTTAAACAATCTCTAAATATAAAAAAGTAGGAGGTTCTCCTATGAAATACAGAATAGATGCCAGATACGTTTGGTATAATAAAGGAGCACAAATAGTTCTAATGTATTTCATAAATCAAATACCATTTACTTTTGATGATGTTCCTGATAGTTATCAATACGATCTGGAAGTCATAGAATTGGCAGATAAAGAAAGAAGGTTTGAACCAGATGATTTATATAAATCATCTTTTTATTTAATTGATGAACTATGTCATCCTCTAATGTTTGAACTAGATCTAGAAAATCCTGAAATGTTACCTGTCGATTAATTGCCCTTGTAGCTCAGCTGGTAGAGCACCGCTTTTGTAAAGCGGTTGTCGCAAGTTCAAGTCTTGTCGGGGGCTTGAGTTCTATAAAACTCCAAATGTCACTTATTTCACAACAAGATAGAAAAACCACAATCGAAGCACTTGATTTCTATCTCTTTAGCAAAGGAATTGATATGAGCGAAGAGAAAAGAATGGAATTAAATGCTCTTCTAAATTGGGTAAAACTAGAATATCAAAAAAATGAAAATTAATCTCTGGTATTGTAATGATATGAATCAGTGGCGTTGGACTTTAACTGACGACGCAAGACCTATCATAAAACAAGAATCTGGACAGCAACCAAATCTTCGTGATGCTATGAATGATGTTGCAACTACTGTAGAATATCTAATGAATGGCAAAGAGTGATTTCTATATTGATAAAGTAAATAAACAACAAGCAAAGGAACTTTTATTACAATATCATTACCTCAAAGATTTTTCAAAGGGATTTAAGTCGGGGTATAACTATGGTCTCTTTGAAAATAATTATTTCGCGCCATTAAATATTGGTGGAATTAAAGGAGTTTGTATATTCACTGGATTGCCTGTACCTGAGATTGCAAAAGGAGCATTTGGACTTGAAAGAAATGAACAACAAGGACTTTTCGAACTCTCAAGACTTTGCATCGAACCTAGTACGCAGTCATGCGAATATAACATCACTTCTTGGTTTGTGTCACGGGCGATTAGACAACTTCGGAAAGATACTGAGGTTAAAGCAATCCTTTCTTATGCTGATTCAGATTTCCATTCTGGTACAACTTATCGTGCTTGCAACTTTAAGTATTACGGTCTCACGGATCGAAAAAAAGATTTCTATTATTCAGACGGAACTAAACACTCTCGTGGAAAAGTAAAAGGTGCTGAAGGAGAATGGAGAGAACGAAGTAGAAAGCACAGATATCTTATGGTATTCGACAAAAAACTTCAAGAAAGGTTGACTTGGAAAGAAGAGATGTGGTATAATAGTTAAGGCGATACAAAACCAAACTCCCTTCCGTGTGACTTCAAAACCTCCCTTTAAGGGGGGTTTCGTTGTATGATAAATAATCTATAACGGAACTTCTCATAGCAATAAAATGGGTCTTAGTCGCTTAGATAATTTTCTTAAGAATACAAAAGGAACAATTCTCTACGTCGATCCTTCGAGTATTGACGCAACAGATGGTGTAGAAAATCAAGGTAATTCTCTCACGAGGCCCTTTAAAACAATCCAAAGAGCTTTAGTTGAGGCAGCAAGATTTTCTTATCAAAAGGGAAGAGATAATGATAGATTTGGTAAAACAACAATTTTATTATATCCAGGTGAACACTTAGTTGATAATAGACCTGGATATCTTGTCAATAATATAAATGATTATACTCTGAGAAATGGAGGAACAACTAATGACTTGTCTCCGTTTGATTCTCAAACTAATTTTGATCTAGCTACTGAAGATAATACTTTATATAAACTTAATAGTATTCACGGTGGTGTTATTGTTCCAAGAGGAACTTCAATTGTTGGATTGGATTTAAGAAAGACTAAGATCCGACCAAAGTATGTACCAAATCCAGAGAATGATAATATTGAAAGATCTTGTATTTTTAGGGTAACAGGTTCTTGTTATATTTGGCAGTTCAGTATTTTTGACGCTGATCCAAATGATGTTGTATATAAAGATTATACAAGCAATGTCTTTGTTCCCAATTTTTCTCATCATAAACTTTCATGTTTTGAATATGCAGATGGTGTCAATAAGGTAGAAATTGAAGACGCATTCTTATCTTATTATTCAGAGAAAACTGACCTTGACATGTATTATGAAAAGGTCGGAGCAGTTTATGGTTCGACAAGTGGAAGAGCTCTTCCTCCAGAATTTGTTGGAGATCCTATTGATATCCAAACAAAGATTGATGAATTTAGAATTGTTGGATCAAAAGGTGCTGAAATTGGAATAACCAGTATTAGATCTGGTGATGGTATAACACCTACTACAACTATTACAGTAGATCTTCAAACTAATGATGCAGGATTACAAGTTGATACTCCAATAAGAGTTGAAGGTGTAAATGCTCCTGGATATGACGGACAATATGTTCTTAGTGAAGTTATTAGTAATACTCAGGTAAAATATAAGGTACAGAACTCTCCACTAGATCCTCTTCCTTCTGTTTCTGGAGCAACTTTAAGTATATTAGTTGATACTGTTACATCTTCCTCACCATATATCTTTAACATTTCATTGAGATCTGTATATGGAATGTGTGGAATGTTGGCAGATGGAGAAAAGGCAGATGGATTTAAGAGTATGGTTGTTGCCCAATTCACAGGAATTGGACTCCAAAAAGACAACAATGCTTTTGTAAAATACAACTCTACTAGTGGAACATTTAATGATAAAACTGCTAGTGGAAATGAAAATATTCACACGGACTCTAGAGCAAGATATAAACCAACATATTCAAACTTCCATATTAAAGCAACAAATAATGCATTTATTCAGGTAGTTTCTGTTTTTGCTATTGGATATGCTCAACATTTTATTGCTGAAGATGGTGGAGATCTTTCAATAACAAACTCAAACTCAAACTTTGGTGCCAAAGCCCTAGTTGCTTCTGGATACCAAAAAGAAGCTTTTAGAAGAGATGATGTTGGATATATAACTCATATTATTCCTCCAAGAGAATTAGAAACAACAGAAACTAGTGTTGAATTTTTATCAATTGACATTGCAAAAACTGTAAGTATTGCTTCAACTAATCGCCTTTATCTTTATAACGAGACAAATCAATCTTCACCTCCTGAAGGTGTAATAGAAGGTTACAGGATTGGTTCTAAGAGAAACGAAAATTTAAATGTACTTTTCTCTTCGGGCGGAATTAGTACACAATATTCGGCTAGAGTCATCATGCCGAATACTCAATTCACTTCTTCTGAGACAACCTCAGAAAAAATATTTGTTGTTGATAGAAGTGTAACTGGAATTAATAGTATTACAAGCAATGTAATTACACTAAATCAAACTCATTCGTTTATTAATGGAGAATCTGTAAGAGTTATAAGTGAAACTGGTCAAATTCCAGATGGAATTTCGAATAATCAAATTTATTATGCAATTACTAGTGGCAGCAATATTAGCAATGGTAAGCAACTTAAACTTGCACAGACTTTAAATGATGCTATCAATGATGATGAGATTACTATTAATAGCAAGGGTGGAATACTTCAAGTAATAAGTAGAGTATCCGATAAAAAGTCGGGAGATATTGGACACCCAATTCAATGGGATGGAAGCCAATGGTATATCAACGTTGCAACTGCTTCGACCGAAAATTCAATTTATCCAACAATTATTAGTGCAGGAACAACTTCTCTTGGACAGGCAAGTCCTAGAACATTTATCACAAGAAAACCTGATAATAGATCTCTAGATGATACAATTTATAGAGTTCGTTATGTAATTCCTTCCGATTCGACAATTGTTTCAAGACCTCCTGTTGAAGGATATGTAATCCAAGAATCAAATACGTCAATAGGATCTACAGACTCTGAAGTTGCATATCAGTTTAATCCTTCTTCAGCAAGTCTATCAAATTCAACCGAATTAAGGAACTTTAGAATAATTTCTAATGCAAGTTGGAACATTGGAACTGCAAACATTTTAACAGAAATTCCACACAACCTTAAAGTTGGATCTGAGGTTGAAATTAATAATATAACCAGTTCAAATAATACGACTGGTATTGCAAATACTGGATTTAATGGAACTTTCACTGTTACTGGAATTAGTAGTTCTAAGCATTTTAGTATTGCCTTAAGCAAAGATCCAGGATCCTATACGAATAATAACTCTTCTAGAAATGTATCTCTTCCATATTTTAAGAAGAAAAGATACTCTGGAACATATTATATCTACAAGAGTCAAGAAGTTCAAGAATATATTTCAGGAAAACAGGATGGAATTTATCATTTACACATAGTAAATTCCTCAAATTCTCCAACTTCTTCACCATTCACAGGTTATAGATTCTCTCAACCGCTGCAGAATCTATATCCACAACTAGATAGAGATAATCCAATATCGGATCCTCAATCTGCAACATGTTTTGCTTTATCAGAACCAGCAGGACAAGTTATCGTTAATAATTCACAATACAGCATTACAAAAGAAACGATTGAAAAACTGTCTCATGACAATAACATTGGAATAGGTCTTACCAATATTATTTCGAATGTTGCAGGAACTGCTCACACATTCTTCACTTCTTATGATCATGGGTTGAATGGAATAACTAAAGTTGGAATTGTAAGTTCTGGGTATGCATATGGTTCTGGATCTTCTGGTACTCTTTACAATGCTCGTTTAGTTGGACTTGCTGGTTCTGTCACAGGCATTAATGCTACTGCCAGAATATCCTTTGATACTGCTGGAAAACTAACTAATGTTTTCATTATTAATGGTGGTAGTGGTTATGGAATAGGAAACAGTCTTGCTGTTGTCGGAGTAGCAACTACATCAGGACATATTATTGGAATCGTAAGCGTAACAGCAACGACAAATAATATAAATGATACTCTTGTCCTTTCTGGAATTTCTTCCTTATCATACAAAGATTACAACACTTCATATAGAATTACTGGAATTTCCACAAGAACTATTACAGTAGAGTCTTCCAGTCCCATATCTGGTGTCTCCACAATAACTGGTATTGGAATTACTGCTTCACTTTATTCTGAAGCAATTCTTACAGGAAAAACTTTAGGAATAACTACCATTGCATATAATCCAGTAACAGGACTGGCTACTGTTACAACGGATCAAAATCATGGTCTGTTTACCAATAACAAAGTAAGATTTAGTGGAGCAAACTCTTCAGTATTCAATGGAGACTTTGTTATTAAGAGTGTTGTTGGACTAACTACATTTATTGCCAATATTGGTGTCGGAACAGCAAACTATGATACAAGTGGCACAAAATATCTTTATAGACTTGGATATACTTCAAATGCTGGAATTATTAAGAGAGACGACGAAAATCTTTCTGGACGTTTAATATCAGAATATGCTGGTATTACAACAACACTACAATCCACAATTTCTTCACAAACAACTACAACGATATCTATCGTAAACGTAGAAAATCTCAATTTACAAATTGGCGATTTCTTACAAATAAATGACGAGATCCTTAGAATTAAGACAACAGTTACTGGAAATCCAGTTACTGTCTTTAGAGGAGTTCTTGGATCCAGAAGACAGACACACGAAGCTGGATCTGTAATTAGAAGAATAAGACCAATACCAGTTGAATTGAGAAGAAATTCTATTATTCGTGCATCTGGTCATACTTTTGAATATGTTGGATATGGTCCTGGCAACTACTCTTCATCACTTCCAGAAAGACAAGATAGACAAATAACTCCTCAAGAAGAAATTTTATCACAGTCAACAAAAATTGATGGTGGTATTAACTATTATAATGGTATGAATGATAAGGGTATTACATACTCTGGAAATAAGAAAGTAAATTCATCGACTGGTCAAGAAGAAGTATTTGACACTCCAATTGCAACAGTTGTTGGTGAGGATATCATTTCAAATGATATCAATGTTGGATTTAATGTTATCAACCCATTAGAAGCTACCATTAGCAGATCAATTAGGGTTGAGGGTGGTATAGATGGAAATATTATTTCGAAGTTTGATGGTCCTGTTGTTTTCAACAACAAATTAACTTCAAATTCAACAAAGGGTATTGAAGCTTCTTCGCTACTCCTACAAGGTGATGTTCAGGTATCTAGAAAGTATACTGTAGGTATTTCAACTCCTACTGCAGCTTCAAACCCAGGAGATGTTGTTTACAACGGCAATCCTTTAAGTGGAGGCAGTGTTGGTTGGATATACACACAAAACAATCGTTGGGAGACATTTGGAAATATTGCAGATAATGGATTACTAACCAACTTCTTAACGATAGGCATATCTTCAAATTACAATTATGTTGGACTTGCAACTCTAATTAACTTTGTTGGTACCGGTATTTCTATTGCACATTATTATGATAATACAACAGGAATCACTACATTAACATTCTTCTCAAGTTCTGTTGCACCAGCAACATTAAACGTCGCAGGAGTTTCGACATTCAATAACAATTCGATATTTAATAGTGGAATTAATGTTGTTTCTGGTGTATCTACTTTCTCAGATCCTGTTAACTTCGCTAAAGAAGTCAATCTATCCCAAAGATTAATTGCAAATAATATTAGATCCACGGGTATTACAACACTACCAAATCTAGATTTATCAACAGTTATAAGTGGAATTACCACTTTCAATGGTGATGTTTCAATAGGATCATCTACTAGAGCGTCTGATTCTTACGTTAGAGTTCTTGCTGGTGATAACAATATTGCTGGATTTGAGGCACATGGTTCCGTTCAAGGAACAGGATATATGTTTGTAGGACAATCCAGTATATATGGTGGAGGCGTATACTATAATGGTGATGGAACTCCAGGATTTGCTACTGGCGAGACTTCGGATGAAATTTCATTCTATAGAAAGGATAATTCTACAAATGAAGTAGTTTTCTCATATCCTTACAATAGCAATAGTGTGACATTCAGAGGTTCAATAACTGCGCCATTTGTAAGTGTTTCTGGAATAGTAACTGCTTCAGACTTCAACTCTAGTTCAGATATTAATCTGAAAAAGAACATTGAACCACTACAGAATTCTCTAGATAAAATTGCACAACTTCAAGGTGTAAGTTTTGAATGGAAATCAACTGAAGAAAAATCTATAGGTTTAATTGCACAAGAAGTTGAAAAAATATTCCCAGAGATGATTGGTGAAAGTGAGGATGGATTTAAGACAATTAGATATAATAATCTAATTGCAGTCCTAATTGAAGCAGTTAAAGAACTAAGAGAAGAGGTTAATGAACTGAAAAAACAATAAATAGTAGAAACAATCTACTCGGGTGGAGAGTGAAACCCAATGGGAATCAATAAAAACTTTGTAGTAAAAAACGGATTAGAAGTTGATACAGATCTAATTGTTGCCGATTCCTTAACCAATAAGGTGGGAATCGGTACTTCTATTGCAAAATATTTGTTTCATGTAAGTGGTGGTATTGGGGTTACTGACATTTATACCACTGGGGTATCTACCGTTAGAGAAAAGCTTCAAGTTGGTCTAGACGGCATTGTAATGACTGCCGGAAAAGACGATGCATATGTTGGATTTGGAACGAATTTGCCCATATATCAGGTAGAAATAAGAGGATTTTCTACTGGAGCAGGGACAACTTCATTTTATGTAGATGGAAATTCTATATTTAATGGAAATCTTATCGTAAATAATGTAAATGCGAATGGAATCGAACTTACAAATATAAATCTCTCAGGAATCTCAACTTTTGCTGTAGGTGTAGTTACTACTCTTAGAGGAACTAACCTAAGTTATAGTGGAATTGGAACCATAGTTAATGTAAGAGGTACGGATCTTAGTTACACCGGTATTGGCACAATAGTTAATGTAAGAGGTACAGATCTTAACTATAGTGGAATCGGCACAATTGCCAATATAAGCAATACAAATTTATATTCGCAAAATGCATTTGTAAATACTGGAATAATTACCACACTAACGGGAACCAATCTAAATTATACCGGTATTGGTACTATAGTTAATGTAAGAGGCACTAATTTAAACTATAGTGGAATTGGTACTATTACTAATTCTGTAGGTACTAATTTAAATTATAGTGGCATAGGAACCATTGTCACACTAAATTCAACAACAAGCAATATTACAAATTTATATAATACTAATGCTTATGTCAACACGGGTGTAGTTACATCTATATCAGGATCAACTGCAACATATTCAATTGGGGACATTACTTCAGTTAGAGGTACTAATCTAAACTACAGTGGAATTGGAACCGTTGCTACTTTAAATTCAACAACAAGCAATATTACAAATTTATATAATACAAATTCATATGTTGTTGTTGGTATAACAACGACTTTAACAGGAACCAATCTAAATTATACTGGTATTGGTACCATAGTTAATGTAATAGGCACTAATCTAAACTATAGTGGAATTGGCACTATTGCTACATTTAATTCCACAACTTCAACAATAACTACGTTAAATCCAACAACAATTAATAATGCAAACTTATACAGTACTAATGCATATATTAACACAGGCGTAGTTACATCAATATCAGGATCGACCGCAACATATTCAGTTGGTGATATTACAGCAGTTAGAGGCACCAATTTAAACTATAGTGGAATTGGTACGATAGTTACCTTCAATTCAACAACCTCTACGATTACTACATTAAATCCAACAACAATTAATAATACAAACTTATACAGTACAAATTCTTATATTAATACTGGTGTAGTTACATCTATATCAGGATCAACTGCAACATATTCAATTGGTGATATTACATCAGTCAGAGGCACCAATTTAAACTATAGTGGAATTGGTACAATTGTAACACTAAATTCCACTACTTCAAATAATACAAATTCTTATGTTGGTAATTTGTATGCAACTTCTGGTATTGTAACAACTTTAACAGGATCTTCTATAAGTTATTCTGGAGTAGGAACAATTGCTGCACTAAGGGGCAATAATATTAACTATACTGGAGTATCTACAATTACTGCCGCTTCAGGAACAAGTCTCAATTACACTGTAGCCGATATTGTCAATACTAGAGGTACTAACTTAAATTATACTGGAATTGCAACTATTGGTAATGTCTTAATATCAAATGGAAATGTAAGTGGTATTGGAATTACGGTTTATTATTATGGTGATGGGTCTAATTTAACAAACACTCCTCCAGGAAACCCAGCAGGAGCAAATCAAACTATTCAATATAATAATGGTGGAGCGTTTGCCGGATCAGGTAACTTAACATTTGATGGAACTACAGTAACTTTTGGTTCTGTAGTGAAGGCTAATGGTACTGGTGTTAATGCTGGTGTTGGAGTTATAACTGCAACAGATTTCAATTCAACTTCTGATATTAATTTAAAAGACGATATTAGTGTAATTGATAACGCTTTAGAATTGATCAATTCAATCGAAGGAGTTAGATTCAAGTGGAAGTTTAATAGCAAACCTTCAATAGGTGTTATTGCACAACAAGTCGAAGAAATTTTACCAGAACTAGTTTCGGTAGGAGATTCTAAAACTGTCAATTATAATGGTTTTATTGGAATATTGATCGAAGCTGTTAAAGAATTGAGTTTGAAAGTCGAAGACCTTGAACGTAAGTTATTATAAATATTAATATCCCTAGCCTAGTGGAGACACGAAAATGGCAATCAAAATTAGCAATACGACCGTTATTGATGATGCCAGAAATATAGTTAATGTTCCTAATGCAAATTATACCGGAATTGTAACAGCCTCTAGTTTTGTTGCTAACAATACAGCTCTACCTAGTAGAGGGCAAGTAATTGCATTTTCACTTGTCCTATAATTTACCAAAATAAGAGGTATCACAAATGGCCGCACCAAATGTTGTAAACACTTCTACAATTACTGGCAAATCCGTTCATTACACAGCTACAACTTCTTTAGCAGATACTGGTGTTACAAACACTAGTGGAAGTAATAAAGTTTTTAAGATAAATAGCATTATTCTTGCAAACAAAGGAGCAGCCACTGTTCCAGTAAGAGTTGCAATTGTTTCTTCTTCTACAACTTATTATCTAGCATATGATATTCCAGTTCCTCTTGGGGCAACTTTGGTTCTTATTGGTAAGGATGATGCAACATTTTACTTAGAAGAGAACGAAAAAATACAAGCTTATGCAGCTTCTTCAACTTCAATAGACGTTCATATTAGTTACGAGGAGATTTCATAATGCCAGGAAATGGGGGATTTATTGGTACAGTAGCGACTTCCAATTCAAATAATGCTTATGGTGTTTGGGGTATAAAAGAAGTTTTTTCCGCACTTCGTAATGGTAATTGGCCAAAGCTATACATCAGTGCTTCTGGTGGCACTACAACAACTTCTGGTGGATATACAATTCACACATTTACTTCTACACAAACATTCTCAATAAACTATGCTCCACCAGGAGCAACTATGGAATATTTGGTAGTTGCAGGTGGAGCTGGTGGTGGAGCATATCAAGGTGGTGGAGGAGGAGCTGGTGGATATAGGACAGGAACTATGTCCATGACCACAGGCACATCATATACAATGACTGTTGGTGGTGGTGGATCTGGAACTGTTGGTGGTTCTGGTGGAGTTGGTGGAGATAGTTCCATTGGATCTGCTGTCATTTCCACTGGAGGTGGTAGTGGGGCAGTATATGGATCTTCTGGTGGAAGTGGTGGATCTGGTGGTGGAGGAGGCCCATATGATCCTTCACCATATACAGGACCTGGAGGAGCAGGAAATACTCCGGCAACTTCACCTTCACAAGGAAATCCTGGTGGATATGGTAAAGCTGGTCCAGGGTTCATGCCTGGTGGTGGAGGAGGTGGGGGTGCCTCAGCAAGTGGTGGAAATAGAACCAGCACATTTTCGGGACCTGGTAATGGTGGGTCTGGAAACACTTCCACTATATCAGGAACTAGTATTGTATATGCTGGTGGTGGTGGAGGTGGTCAATATTATGACCCAACACAACCATTTGTACCTGCAGGAACTGGTGGATCTGGTGGTGGAGGTAACGGTGGAGTAGGATTTACTGCTGCACAAACTGGAACCACAAACCGTGGAGGTGGAGGTGGAGGAGCTAATGCAGATTTTGTTCCTTACCAAGGACCTACTGGTAGCGGAGTTGGTGCCGCTGGCGGATCTGGAATTGTTATTGTCAGATATTTAACAACTTATACTGCATAATACAAATATTGGAGAGATATGGCACATTTCGCAGAATTAGACCAAAATAATATTGTAAAACAAGTTGTTGTTGTTGATAATAGTATTATTTTGGATGAAAATGAAGTAGAAGTTGAAGAACTTGGAGTTGATTTTCTAGAAGAAGTATATGGACATAGGAATTGGAAACAAACCTCATATAATGGAAATTTTAGATGTCATTATGCTCAGATTGGAGGAACTTATGATGAAGAAAAAGATATTTTCATTCATAAGAAGCCATTTCCTAGTTGGGTTTTAAATATTGAAAATAACACTTGGAAACCCCCTATACCAAAACCAACTCCAAAAGACGGATCATTGTTTATTTGGAATGAAGAGATTGGAAATTGGGTAGATATTTTAAACCCAGAATAGATATACAATTATTAATTTGTTTTAATGAATATGAAAAAGATTATTAAGCAAGCTCCTACTATCATGGAGAAGCACAACGCATTAGGTGTTTATTTTTCTATTGACGAAGGATATCCAGCAGTTCCTTATGGAGCAATTAAATACTTTGAAAAGTATGGATATTTGTTGGTGAAAGATTTATATAATTCGGGATATTTTAAAAATGACTATGACAAAATCCTCAGAAAAAATAACATTTGTAGTATTTTTTCCGAGGATTATTATAAATGTTTTGAAGAAATCAAAAACATTTTAGAGAGTGTTTTTGATACAAGTCTATATAAAAAATCATATTATGATAAATTTTTTACTACTTCTAGTGGAAATCTAGATTATTTTAATCAAAATTCCAATATTTGTGTCAGATATCAATTAAGTTCGAATTCGAATAAAACAATTGTTTATATTGAAACTGATACAAACGAAATACATGAGGTTAATTTATGTAATGGTGGAGCATTAATTTATAAAAACAACATTGAAAGAAAAGTATCTATTAAAAACGTTGGTGACTCTAACAATGTTATCAAAAAACTAATACCAAACAATTTCTTCAGTCACCAAATTTTCTTTAATTATGACTATTGTAGTAGATAAATTCTTAAGGAGGTAAAAATGGCACACTTTGCTGAACTTGATGAAAATAATACAGTAAAGCAAGTTATTGTTGTCGGTAACGAGAATTTGATAAATGAAAATGGTGAAGAAGTTGAAGAACTTGGGGTTAACTTTTTAGAAGATCTATTCGGTCATAGAAATTGGAAGCAGACTTCTTATAATAATAATTTTAGAAAAAAATATGCTTGTATAGGTGATACCTATAGAGAGGATAAAGATTGCTTTATAGGAGAACAACCATTCCCAAGTTGGTCTTTAAATGAAGAAACTATGGAATGGGATCCTCCAGTGCCTAAACCAATTATTGCTGGAACATTTTACGTTTGGGTTGAGTCTGAACTAAAATGGAAAAATCTTGTCGAATAAAAAGTAAATATATATCTAGTATGCAATAGGATTATTATTTTATGTCATTTCAAAGTGTTTGGTATGAAACCAAAATGCCAGAAGAAATTATTGACATCTTCGAGAAAGAACTAGAATATGTTCCAACAGAAGATGGTCAAGTAGGTCAAGTAGATAATTTTAGAATTTCATATAAAACAAGAAAATCTAAAATTGGTTGGATTGGAGCAAATTGTTGGTTTTCTGGACTTTTGCATTCATATATTCTGAAAGCAAATAACGAAAACTTTTTCTATGATATTGAGGGTTTTGAAGGAGACACTATCCAATACAGCATTTATAATAAAGATAGTCATTATACTTGGCACACTGATATGTCCCTTCCAAATTTTTATCACCCCACAAAAAATAAAGAAGAAGATTTTATAAAATTAAAGTCAGAACGTATTAGAAAATTGTCAGTTAGTTTACAGCTATCTGGAGAAGATGAATATGAAGGTGGCGAAATGCAGTTTTTAGATGACAATAACCAACTTTATACTGCACCAAAATCTAGAGGAACTATAATTATTTTTGATAGCAGAGCTAAACATAGAGTAAGAAAAGTAAAATCTGGATGCAGAAAATCGATTGTAGGGTGGGTTGTTGGACCTAGATGGAAATAAATATAAAATAATAGAGAAATAATCTGATAGTATGCCACTTCCTAGTTCTGGACAAATAAGCCTACTACAAATTGCCCAAGAATTTCTAGATGGGGCCCCACACCAGATGGACGAGTTCTATAGGGGAGGGGCTAAAGTTCTCCCTAGTCCTGCAAATAACCCTATTCCAACAAGTGGTACCATTGCATTTTCAAATTTTTATGGAGCAACTCTAAAACTTACTACGGGAGGAACAGAATCTACTAGCCCATCTGGAGGATCAACAAGACACACTTTTACAACTACTGGAAATTTTCAAGCTATTGGAACAATTCCAAGTTTAAATTATCTTGTTGTAGCTGGTGGCGGAGGAGGAGGTTCTGTTTATGGTGGTGGTGGAGGTGCCGGAGGGTTTAGAGAAGGAACCTTTACAAACTTTGCTGCTGGAACTTATACAGCAACTGTTGGTGGTGGGGGAGGAGATAGAGGTAATGGCAATAATAGCGTTTTTAGTACTATTACTTCTGCAGGCGGTGGAGGTGGTGGTAGAGGATATCAAGGAAGTCCTTCCACAATTCCGGGAGTAGCAGGAGGATCTGGAGGTGGAGGTGGATTCTCTGCAAACTATATTGGATTTTTTGGAGGAAGTGGGGGAGCAGGAAATACTCCGGCAACTTCACCTTCACAGGGGAATAATGGTGGAAGTGGGGCGCACGGAGGTCCATCCTATCCTGGTGGTGGAGGAGGCGGCGGAGCTAATGGTGCGGGAAGTAGTAAATACTCCGCGTTTGGATCTGCTGGTCCTGGTGGATTTGGAAGAACAGCTTCAATAAATGGATCAACTTATGCCGGTGGTGGAGGTGGTGGACAATATAGAAATCCTTCACAACCATTTGCGCCTGCAGGAGTTGGTAGAGATGGTGGTGGTAATGGTGGAGTTGGTGCTGGTGGAGCAAGCGGAACAGCAAACACTGGAGGAGGTGGTGGTGGAGGATCTGGTAATGGAAATGGTGGGTCTGGTATCGTAATCTTATCTTATGCAAATGCCACAGGAGGAACTGTAACAACAGCCAGTGGTTATACGATCCATACATTTACCTCTACAAACACATTTACCGCAAATTCCACAATTACTGCAGAATATTTGGTAATTGGTGGAGGTGCTGGTGGTGGTATGGGATCTGGGGGTGGAGGAGGAGCTGGAGGTTATAGAACTGGTTCTATAACAATACCTGCCGGATCTTATACAGTAACTGTTGGTGGTGGAGGTGGTGGTGGAACCTCATATGGAGCGAAAGGTCCTAATGGAAATGCAAGTTCTTTTAGTACAATAACTGCTGCTGGAGGAGGTGGTGGTGGAACTTCTTATCCTTCTTCGGCATTCCCGGGAAACCCAGGCGGATCTGGTGGAGGAACTAGCGGAGAAGGTGGATCTATCGGTCCTGGAAACTCTCCCGCAACTGCGCCATCACAAGGAAATAATGGTGGACAAGGAAGACAACTTGGATACTCTGGTGGTGGAGGTGGTGGAGGTGCTGGAGGAGCTGGTGGCAGTAAATACTCTGCATTTGGATCTGCCGGAACAGGTGGAACTGGAACAACTAGTAGTTTTAATGGAACAAGCACAGTTTATGCCGCTGGCGGTGGAGGAGGACAATATAATGACTATACGCAACCATTTGCACCTTCAGGGCCAGGAGGATCTGGTATTGGTGGAAGGGGAGGGACTAGAGCAACTCCAGTTGGAAGTGGTACAGCTAATCGCGGAGCAGGGGGTGGAGGGTCTGGTAATGGTTGGCAAGGAGGTTCATTCTTCTCTACTGGAGGAGGATCTGGAGGTTCTGGAATAGTAATGATTAGATATACTTAATCACAGTTTAATAAATTAAAACAATCAATATCTTTATCATAAGCATATTCTTTATATTTTCCATTTTTTCTAACATAATGGAGAAATAATTGAATATGATTTTCGTTTTTACTGCAGTTTAAAGGTGATCTCCAATGTGGAAGATCTATGCCCTTATATAAAAGAGCAGAACCCGTGTCAATATAAAATTTTTGTTTCTTTCCACTAGAATCTAAGATTTGAAGTGGCCATTTTGTAGGACTATCTATTGTAACCGAAAGAGATATCTCACAAGAAGGTCTATCAATATGATATTTTAAATATGATTTATTTGGATATGCTGTCATGAACCAATAAGTGGGAACTATTTCTTCTCCAAGCAATTCTTCAATAACTACTTTTGCTTTTTTTACGGCAAAAACTGCATACTTTGGAGAGTAAAACATGATAACGTTTCCTCTTGTTTTATCATATTCCGGTTGATACAAATTTATATTATTTTTATATGCACCTTTTTTAATTGATGCAATTTCGGATCTAGTAAATATGTCCTTTACGTATAACAATCCATTCTTTTCAAATTCTCTATTCATTTTATTTTGGGTGAAGTGGACACTTTTTAAACTGACCACTTCTTGACAAAAATTGTTTATTGTGGTCTAAAATTTGGACAGTTCGCAACAGGCATGTAATTGTTCAGCACTTTTGATAGGATCCTATTTTTAGGATCTATTATTTGGTTTTTTCATTGGGCAACAAAATTAACTGAACTTGTTATTAACCATGTTATGTTTTGAATTATCTGGTTATGGATACAGAAAAAAACTTTGTGAAAATGTAATTACTTGGTTTATTAAACACTATTTACCAAGACACAAAATTGATTTGTTTATCAACCACAGGGGATTAAAAAGAGAGGGTGTTTATGGATTTGCAAGCATTGATAGTCCATATTATAACCCACGATCATTCTTGATCGAAATCCAAAGTCACTTGGAGGAAGAAGACTATATTTCCACTTTATTACACGAACTTTGGCATGTGTATCAATGGGTAAAAGGTTCTATGAAAGAAAAGGGAAATAAACGTCTTTGGAAGAATATTGATTATACCGAAGTTTCTTATGAAAATCAACCATGGGAAATAGAGGCAAAGAACATGGAAATAATTTTATTGCAACAATATCTTGACAACACTCTCCATACTAAGTAAAATAACCTTTGTGCAGGTTCAAACGCATTATGAAGACTCTTTGGGTACTCGGAGAAGAACAGATCTCCTCAGACATTCCTAATCTTATTCATTGGGTATGTAATAGTAACGTTGAATTTGATCAGATTAAGTACGATCTAACAACTATTGACGGTAAAATCTTCTTCAAGATTTCAGGTATTCGCAGTTCTCAGTATTCTGAATTTTATTATGGATTGGTTTCTCGTTCTGGCAATGGTTTTGTAGATTTTCTTGTATATGAACGTTCAGAACCTCCCACAGAAAATAGTATTCCCATTGCAGTAGCAGAAGCAACAAAGTGTAATGGAAAAGAATCTGGAAATATGAATTCTCAAAGAGCGTCTAAGAAGATTGCTATTATTGAGAAGTGGGGAAATATTCCTTTTGCATATTTGATTGCAAATTCTCTCCCTATTGAAGAAACTCAGAAGTCTTTTGGTCACTCACATAATTGTGATTTTGCTACTATGAGTTACTTTGGTGCTGATATTTTGATCTCTAAGATCGGAGAACTTGGATATCAGAAATATGAGAATCCAATTGAGTTTTCTTCAGTTGTAGATGTTTGCGCTCAAGAGGGACTTAAGAAATCTAAGTCTGGATTTATTCCTTCTAGGGTTTTCTGTGGTGATAATGTGATTCAGATTCAGGCAAATCTCTTCAAAAACAAAGGTAACAACGATCCTGGTGAGGGATATATTGCAAGTCGTGCTTATCTTTGTCGTCTACTGAGTACAGACGAAGAAATTCAGATTATCAACCATAACCGCCCTCGTGAATATTTTGAGCGTAAAAACAACAAACTAGTTAACGTTCTTAAGATTGTTGGAGTTACTATTGTTTTTCCCGATGGGAATAACCTTGTAATTGAAAAGCAACCTGGAATCTATGATAAAGATTACTGGCAGTATTCAAATCGTGGGGAGAAGATTGCTTCGATTGTGATGGAGAATTACTACGTTAATCTGGGATGGGAAGTTCTCTTTACAAATCATGCTGGGTGTGGAAAATCCTATGTAAGTGCCAATGGTGAGTATTACAAGACCAAGAAATCTAAAGGTCTTCCTGATCTTGTTCTCTACAACAAGTCACAAAATCTTCTTTATGTGATTGAGGCAGAGCAATCTAAAAACTACAAGAAAGGTATCAAACAAGTCAAAGACGTTGAGTTCTCTAAGTTTATCGACCGAGAGATTCTTCCTCACCTCCCTTCTGGAGTTAAATCGGAAAAGTATCTTTGCACTTATGGAAAATACAATAATGAACCTGAAGTTATCTTTAATTTGACAGAAGACTTCCAAATCAATTATAATGTAAATGCAGAGGTAATCAAATGAGATATATTGGCAATAAAACTAAACTTTTAGATTTTATTCACAGTGAAGTTCAGAGTGTCTGTGGTGATATTTCTGGTATGCAATTTTGTGATTTGTTTGCTGGATCTGGATCTGTGTCCAAATACTTTAAACAGTACGTACAGCAAGTGTCTTCTAATGACCTTGAGCAGTATAGCTATGTTCTCTGTTCTAATTACATTGGTAATCTATCAACAATCGATTGTTCAGATTTCATTCGATATTTGAATAATATTCCCAGCGTTGAGGGTAAATTTTATAAAAACTTTTCTCCTGCAGGAAATCGTAATTTCTTTACAGAACATAATGCTAAAAGAATTGACGCAATTCGACAAGAAATTCAAAGGTTATTGAATGAAAATCAGATTAATTTAGATCAATACTATTTTCTTCTTGCTTCTTTGATCGAGACTGTTGACTCGTATGCTAATACGACAGGAGTTTATGGTGCTTTTTTGAAACAATTTAATGGAAGGTCTGCTAAAAATCTAGTCTTAGTTCCTGCTCAACCAGCACCAGGAAATCGTGGTATCGCTTATCGAAATGACGCGAATAAGTTGATTGAGACAATTAGTGGAGACATTCTTTATCTCGATCCTCCATATAATACACGTCAGTATGGAGCAAATTATCATATTCTTAATTATTTGGTTGACTATGATAATTTTCAATTTAAAGAGGATTCTAAAACTGGACTTGGTGATTATAATAAATCAGATTATTCCTCAAAGAGATCTGTTTTGGAATCTTTTGACCAACTGATTCGCGATTCTAACTTTAAATATATTTTCGTTTCTTATAACAATGAAGGTATCTTAACCATGGAGCAAATGGAGAATATTATGTCAAAATATGGACAATACCAACTGAAAACCAAAGAACATAAACGATATAAGTCCAATACAAATAATCCACAACAAGCAAAAGTCTTAGAGTACCTTCACGTTCTTATCAAATGACATTTACTAATTTTGTTACCGAGTTTCCAATTGTTAAAAATCCAAAAACAAAATCACAAGTAAATGTTGCTTCTCCATTTATCCAGTGGGTTGGTGGAAAGCGATCTCTCTTGGACAAGTATGATCCACTAATTCCAGTAGAATTTAATAATTATTATGAACCATTTTTGGGTGGTGGAGCTATGTTCTATCACCTATATTCCAAGTACGGTAATACTAAAAAATATTACCTTTCTGATTTTAATTCTGAGTTGATTACGGTCTACAATAGCATTGTATCTTCCCATGAAGAGGTTGTTGAATTGCTTTCACAAATGAATACGCGGCACAGTAAAGAGTTTTACTATTCAGTTCGTAACTACGATCGAGAAGAAATTTCACCAAAACGGTATAGAAAAAAATTTAATGTACAAGAAGAATTAAATCATGTTGAACTTGCTGCAAGGTTTATATACTTAAATCTAACTTGTTTCAATGCGCTTTATCGGGTAAATTCTGAAAACTTGTTTAATGTTCCTATTGGAACTTCTCTTAAAAAGGACATTTCTGATAATGGATTGCTAAAATCTTGCTCGGAAGTTCTTGAGTCTGCAGATATTAAATTTCAATCATATGAAATGATTAATCCTGTTGAGGGTGATTTTGTATTTTTTGATCCACCATACGCACCTCTTTCTTCAACTTCAGATTTTACGTCATATACTTCTGAGGGATTTTCATTGAATGATCAAATGAAATTGAAAGAGTTTTGCGATACTTTGAAAAGTAAAAATGTGCAGTTTATGCTATCAAATTCAAATTGCGAATTTATTAGGGAACTTTATAAAGATTATGAACAACATACATTTTCTTTGAATAGAACTCTCAATTCCAAAAAAGAATTAAGGAAGCAAACAACAGACAATGAAATTCTAATTGTCAATAAAAACTAGGACAGTTTTTAAACTGGCACACCATTTATTTTAAATTCAATTTTTGCCTTATAATGATCTGTACAACTGGAGGTTTTCTTGAAAACTGAATTTATTTGTGTTGAACCCAAGAGTCCTAATGCAAAAATTAGGTTTGAAACTATGATGGATTCGCTCCATTCTTGTAAAGTTGAACAAAGAAAAGACGGGAAAGTTTTTCTTTCTTCTATTACGGGACGTTATTTCTTCTGCATTCCAGAATCTGGAGACGATCATTGGAAAATCGTTAAGTAAATTAATAATCATGAAATATAAAAAATTACTCAAAAATTATCCCATACTTCTAATAAAAAATTTTGAAGTAGTTGATGATAGTAAAAGAGAATCTCTAGTCAATATTGTTTATACAAATAGTAAAAAAACCTCTATTGATCTTACTGGATATAGTTTTCCATTGTTTCACGATCCCACTTGTTTTTTTGCAAATCTTTTAAAAAAGTTTAGAGAAACGTGTGTGGAATTGTTTGGTGATCTTAAATATCTACCAACAAACAATGATTTTTGTTGGGCATATTGTAGCAATAGTGGTGATTATGCTGAAATTTGGCATGATCATATGAAGACATCTACTATTAATTCTGTTTATTATCTAAATGTTCCGAATTGTTCTGGTGGAGAAATCGAGTTTGATCTAGGAAAAAATAAGACGTTTAAATATAAACCAAGCAATTTTGATCTATTAATTTTTCCAAACTATCTGAGACATAGACCTCTAATGGTAAACAGCAAAGAACTTAGAGTTTCAATTAATATGGAATTCTTGTGCGAAGAGCAACCATTTTATATCTTTGATTTTAAAGAAAGATGAAATTTGAAATCTATGATAATTTCTTAGATTATCAACAATTCTTTCTTTTAAAATCTAGCATTTTGAATGCAAATTTTCCCTGGTATCTAAATGACGGTATAATCACACCTACCGAAACAAAGTTTGCAGATGAAAGTGAGAGATATCAATTTACACATACTTTTTTTGCAGAAAACAACGTAAAAAGTTCCTGGTATCAATTTTTAAGTCCAGTACTAGATAAAATACCCCATAAAAATCTTATAAGAATCAAGGCAAATCTTTTGCCAAGAACTGATTTTGCAGAACTTCAACCATTTCACTGTGATAATTCCTTTGATCATAATGTTTCTATTTTTTATATAAATTCTAATAATGGATTTACTGTTTTTGAAAATGGAGATAAGGTGGAAAGTGTTGAGAATCGATTACTAACGTTTTCTGGAAATTGCTTGCACTCTGGAACTACTTGTTCAGATAAAAATGCTAGGATTCTTATTAATTTTAATTACGTTTAGAAATAAGATATGAATTTTAGATTTGTTGGCAATTTTGAAGTAGACAAAATAAAAGAAAAAATTATTGAAAACGGCCAAGATCCTTGGAGAGAGAATAGTGTGCGTCAAAAAATTTACGACGTACATAAAGATACTCAAACAATACCTTTATTATGGGATCTAAAATCTTTACAGCACAATACTATTGGTGAAAAAACTGAGTATTATGATCTATATGACGTTGAAAGTTATTTCTACGACATAAAAAAAGTTTTAGAGCAGTTTTATGGTGAAGGTAGAATTGTAAGAATTATTCTCACAAAACTTAAAAAAAGAAAAAAGATTTATCCGCACACTGACGACACAATATCACTTTCACTTTGCAATAGAATTCATATACCAATTATAACAAATGAAAATGTTGTATTTTTGGTAGGTGGTGAATCTAAAGTTATGTTGGAAGGTGAAATGTGGGAGATTAACAATCTCAAAGAACATTCCGTTTCAAACGACGGAAAATCTGATAGAGTTCATTTAATTATAGATTATTATGCATCAAAAAAATTCCGAGACTGAAACTAAAAAACTGTATGATGATTGTTTCTACGTGGAACAAAAAAAGTGGGGAACTTGGGATTCCTATGATAAAAACGGTAAATGCATTATTACTTCATTGACCGAAGAAGAGTGTGTAAGAAGCACTAGATACTACCTTAAGGGGTTGCAAGAAGGGTGGGGTGCTGATATAATCACTTATGAAGGAACTGTAGGAGGAAAACTATGACGACACGAACTTTTACCGACAAAAACCAAAATCAATGGACTTGGGAAGAAACCCCAGAAACTGTTGAAGCACTTAAACAACTTCACCAAAGTGTAAAAAATGTAAATGAAGTAAAATTTGCTGGTAATTATCCAGGTCCTCTTTATGCACCACACCCTGATTTGGTAAATGAAACTCAGAATGACACCTAACCAACAAATGTGGGCTAATATTTTTTATTGTGCCCAAAAGAGGTCTGATCTGTATTTCAAAGAAAAAGATCTAGATAGACAAGCAAGAGAACATACTACAGTCGCATTAGCTCTCCAAAAAGGAGATAAATTCTGGAAAGAACTTCTATGAATATTTTTGTAACTTCACCTTGGCCTGCAGAAAGTGCTATTTGTCTTCCTGATAAACATGTTGTTAAAATGCCTTTAGAGTGTTGCCAAATGCTTTCTATTGTTGCGTCTAAAAAGTGGGGTCATGGTTATGGTTTTCTATATAAAACTGATAGTACGCCATACAAAACTGATAAGGGAGCTTTCCGCAATCATCCCTGCACTAAATGGGCATTAGAAAATATTCATAATGCATATTGGTTGATTAAGCATGGATTGAATTTGTGCGATGAATATACTTTGCGTTATAACAAAGTTCATTCCTGCTATAAAACTCTTGTAGACGCTTTCTATTTGTTTCCGAAAGGTAAAATTACAGAAGTAACACCATTTGCCCGTGCTATGCCAGATGAATTTAAATTTGACACAAGCATTGACACTTTTACTGCTTACAAGATGTATATTGCGTCCAAACCTTGGGTTGCATCTAATTATCTTCGTATGCCAGAACGAAAACCTGATTGGGTATAAAACTTATGGACAACGATAAAGTCTATCATGTATTAGATCCAACAACTCCATGGTATGAGTGGATTTCATATCTAGAATGTTGTCAGAGTTTGAACATAAAACCTAGCATGAATAGATTTCTTGCGTATAATAGATACTATAAGTCTGTTATAGAGGAATGAATTTTTTACGCTGGTTGTTTTCTCCCACCGACAAAGAAATGTGCGAAGAAACTAATATATACTCAATTCTTCTTGATTTGCAAGAAAGAGTGGAAATATTGGAGGCAGAAAATATTGAAACCACAAATACTCTTTATGAACTTATGAATTCTATTGAAGCAGTTGATGCTCGTATAGATATTCTTACTCTAGAAAAGTGGAAAGAGAAAAATGTATGAACTTGATTCTTTTGAACGAGCATTAGCGCACTTTGGTACAAGAGTAGATATTATTATAGCACTAGAAATGGGAGGAAAACTTGATGCTGACTCTGCTTACAAAAATATTAAGGCTGAACTTAAAGAACTCAAGCGAATCCGCAAACAATACAAAAAAGACGCGGATTTGTGATAAGTGTGGTGTCGAGAAACCGCTTGACGTAGACCATTATCAGGTGGTAAAATACTTTCGAGATGGTTTCTCTTACTATTGTCACGATTGCTCTAAACCTAAACCAAGAGATGATTGATTATGAACTTTGATTATAAGAAGTATTCACTTGAAAATCTTGAAAAGTGGATTGAAGACGCAATCAATAGTAGTGAAGCATCGCCGCAAGAGATTTATGATGTAATTAAAAATGTGGTTAGTGAGAACTACCATAGTTATAAAAATCATACCGAAAGATGCTATGAACTTCTTGCCCTTCTAAATGGTAATGGCAAAGGACACATTGAAGCATATGACAAATTGACTTGTGATAAAGATGATAAGTCTCCCGAATGTCAAAAAGCGTGGAATGATTTCTGGGAAGAAAATTATTATCCAGAAGAAGTAAAAGATGATGGTATGCGTCCTTGGGGACATAGTGACCTAGAATATCTTATTGCAAATAAAAAAGAAGATAAAGTAGTTAAGTGGCAACTTCCTATTGAAATTGATGGTGCAAGTGGTGAGTATTATATTCAGTTTCCTGATGATTTAATGGAAGCAGCAAATATAAAAGAAAATGACATGGTGGAATGGGTAGATCAGGGTAATGGATCTTATTTACTTAAAAAAGTAAATGGTTAATTTCATTAATGCATGTTTAAATGGTTTGATATACAGCACTGGAGTTGTTTGTGTTGTTGACCATCCAAACCCTCCAGTGGTAAAATACTATGAACCTGGTAAGTCTTGCTATGTTAATGGAACTTTTTATATTAAATGTGAGGATAGATTAAATGGCTCTAAGTGAATCGGTTGAAGAAAGTCTAAAAGAGGCAGAAGCAAGTTTGCGTAACGCACTTGCATATGCAGCAAGGCAGGAAAAACCATTTGTTGCTCGCGAAATATCTGAAATGGTATGTCGTATCGATACCCTTATTAAAACAGATCAACTTTTTGATAAACTTGAAGAAAGATTGAAGGGAGACGGCGAGGATCGTGGTTCTTTTGGAACTTTCTTCGGTTAAGTTATGTAACAACACTATAAATACAATCTTAAGAAACCTCACATTTACCTTAAATAATGTTAGGATACGCTCATATGCGGGAGCAAACCGATGACACATTCGGCACGAAATCAAAAAAAACTGACTGATGCTGAGTGGAAAGAAATGACAGCACTTAAAAATGCAATCAATGAACATCCTCAGTCAGTTGTTCCACAAAAAATGGAAGAGTTCACTGAGTATTTGGTAAGAAGTTTGCGAGAAAAAGGTGGGTGAAACCACTTTAAAAACTGTCACAGCACCTCTTGCGTAACCGCGCAGGGGGTGTTATATTATGTTTATTGAATTGATTGATCATGTTTCAACTGCGTCCTCACCAACAACGTGCTCTGGATGCTCTTGCTAAGTATCTGAAGGGTCAAATTATCATTCCTACTGGCGGCGGTAAGACCAACGTTGCTATCTTTGATGTAATGCGTGAGTTTCTGAAAGAGACTTCTCAAACGATTGTGGTTGTTGCTCCTCGCATTCTCCTTGCTGAGCAACTTTCTAGTGAGTTTCTTGAGTTTATCACTAATGCTTCTGTGTTGCATGTTCATAGTGGTGAGACGCATCACCAGAGCACTACTCGCCCCAGTGAGATCCGCAACTGGGTAGATCAGACTCGTGGTAATAAACTGATCTTCACCACCTACAACTCCCTGCAGCGCCTACAGCAGGCAGATATTCACGTTGATACCATTTACTTCGATGAAGCACACAACTCTGTTCAGCGCCATTTCTTCCCTGCCACAGAGCATTTTTCTTCTACTGCTGACCGCTGCTATTTCTTCACTGCTACTCCTAAGCATTCTGCTACTATTTCCAAACCTGGTATGAATGACGCTGCTGTTTATGGCAACGTTATTTGCAATGTTCCTGCTCCCGAACTTGTTCGTGGTGGTTTTATTGTTCCCCCTAAAGTTCATGTGAAGCAACTTCCTATGCTTACTAAAGGACAGCAAATTGCAGAACGCGATTGTGAGAATCTGATTGAAACTATTAACGAACATAAGTCCAGTAAGATTCTGATTTGTGCTAAGGCAGTCAAGCAAATTGTCAGTCTGATTTCTGAGTCTGATTTTTGCCAACAACTTGAGGATCGGGGTTATTCTTACATGTATATCAGTGCCAAGACTGGTGGCGTTATTGACGGCAAAAAAGTAAACCGTGAGGTATTCTTTGACACTCTTTCTGCGTGGGGTAAGGACAACGATAAGAAGTTTGTTGTTCTTCATCACAGCATTCTCTCTGAGGGTATCAATGTCTCTGGTCTTGAGTCTGTGATCTTTATGCGTTCCATGGATTATATTGGTATTTCTCAAACCATTGGTCGCGTGATTCGAATGCATCATGACGACGCCAAAGGTCTTCGTGAGGGTGCTATTCAACCTGGCAACTTGGATCAATACACCAAATCTTTTGGTCTTGTCTGCGTACCTGTGTTCAACAATGTTGGAATCAGTACTGCAAAGAAAGTACAATCTGTAGTGGATATTATCTTCCAGCAAGGAGAAGCAGCAGTTTCTGTGGTAAAGCGATGAAGGAAGGATTTATTATAGGAAAGGGTGACTATGCTGCTATACCTTTTGGTAAGCAGCTTATGGTCATTTATAGAGGAGAACAACTTAAAGTATGTCGCACAGAGAATTCTGCTCGTAGTTTCATACAACAACATAAAAAAGCGCAACGGGCCAGCAGCGCAGGTGCTAGTGGTCCTATTGGGTGAAATTGCAAAAAAATCAGGTTTTTGCTTCAGTGGTGGACTGGGTTCTCACCAAGTCTTATTTGAGAATTTGGTGGGGGTCCAGCAGACCGATCAAAAATCCAATTCTCAGACTGTCCACTGATCTCCCACAGACCCTGCCAGATGCCATATACTACAAAGGTAGTCAAGGGAACGCCCCATGCAACTCTCTGCTCTCTCCAAGATTGACGGCAAACCTTCTATGGTTGTTGATTATTATCCCGTCAAAGTTTCACTTAATGCAGATGTTTCTCCCAACTACATGCTCAAGGTTGTTTCTTTCAAGGGTGTTGATACCATGAGCAAGAAGGTTATCAGCAAGCGTGAGTTCGAGCGTGAGTGTGAGGAGCGTGTTGGTATGGGTTATGAAGTGACTGGTTTTAATACCATTCCCCAACTCGCTAATCCTATGTGGGGTGCTTGCTAATGGAAATTATACTGCCCATTCTTATTATCTCTGGTGGTATTGGGTGGGCATGTTTTTGTCTCTTTTCTGACTTTTTTGATTGCTTACCTAAAGACTAATGGCAACTCGTTCTCGCATTGGCATTGAACTCTCTGATGAATCTGTACTCTCTGTGTATCACCACTGGGACGGTTATCCCGAATGGTTGGGTCGTATTCTGAAGACTCATTATAATACTAAAGATAAAGTTGCTGAATTGATTGATGGTGGCGATATGTCCACTTGTTGGGATGAAGATAAAAAACCAGCATATTATTCTGCTCGGGGAGAAGTTTGTCCGCCTCGCCTTGATGCTGACTTGTGTGAGTATCTGCTCCCCGATAATAGCGAAGAGTACGCCTATGTCTTCCGTAATGGTGAATGGGTGTGCTATAATATGAATCAGTTTGACGATTCCAAACTGCCTGAAGTCGTTGAAATTCCCTCTGGTGCTCTTGCTGCTTGATCTATGAAAACTTCTGCTACTGCTCTTGCTCTCTTTGTTGTAATTGTTCTTGCAACTGCTGGACTTCTTTTTGAGGCGTGGTTACTTGGACTGATTCTGTCTTGGTTTGGTGTATCCCTGTCCTTCTGGCAGAACTTTGCTATTATCTTTCTTGCTAATCTTATTTACAAACCCATTGGAGGTTCTTCTAAATGACACAAGACAATACTATGCGTAACGCCAGTATCATTGGCGTTTCTTTTATTCTTTCTCTGTTTATTATCAACGCAGTGGTTGGTCCTCTCTACAATGTCTGGGCACAATCGCTTCAAGGTAAAGCAGAACTTCAGAAAGCTGAGTACACTCGTCAGGTAGCAGTTCTTGAGGCACAAGCAAAGAAAGATAGTGCTCAACAACTTGCTGATGCTGAAATCATCCGTGCTGGTGGTGTTGCCAAAGCAAACGAGATTATCGGTAACTCGCTGAAAGACAATCGTGAGTATCTTCAGTATCTGTATATTACTGGCATCGAAGAAGGATCAAACAAAGGTAATGTGACGATCTATGTGCCTACCGAAGGTGGAATGCCTGTCCCTACACTTCAAATGAACAAATGAATCGTAAGTATGTGATCGCTGGATTGATTGGTTTTTCTGCTATTCTTGGTTGGAATGTCTTTCTAATCCAGCGTGACGAGCGAATGTATGATTCTTACTACCGCACAAAAGCAGTAGAGAATCTTAAAAAACCACCTTCAACAGAAATTAGGTGACAGTTCATTAACTGGTACAATACCCATCAAATTCGGTGGGTTTTTTGCTATACTAAAAAAGTAGTTGAGGAATTCGCAATGGATCTATCTGAACTGATCGAAGAACTTCGTGAGATTGAAATTTATGGATCCGAACCTTCCGATTGGATGGGATATATGGGATCTGACGACTACTGGGTAGATCCTTCGGTGCCAGATCAAGAACTGGCATACTGAGTTTACTGGGCACCCTAGGGTGCCCTATAATACTTTCATACGCAAGGGAACCAACCCCGATGAGCACCACGACCTTCGCTGACTACGCTGCTTCTGCTCAAGCACGGCAAGACATTGCTTCTGCTGTTCTGGCGCACACTTACGCATTGTGTGAAGCACTGCGTCAAAACTACATCGACTATTCTATTCGTACTCATCAAAAGTTTGTTGATGATGCTGATACTCACAACTATCACAAAGAGCAGATTTCTAAACTGAAGCAAGGCACTTGTGATTATGATTTCTATCCTGAGACTGGTAGAAAGTATCACAAAATTGTTATGAACGCTGCTGGATCTCGTTCGGTTCATGCTTTCGTTGATAAAAAGACTGGCGAAGTTTATAAGTCTGCCAGTTGGAAATCTCCTGCAAAAGGTGTACGTTATGACCTACGACTGATCAAAGATCGTGAATGGTTGCTGGAAAATGCTGACTGGTCTGGTGGTTATCTTTATCAGCGTTGATGTATCTTCAAACCCAACACTTTCCTCAAATGACTGACTACCAACAAGAAATCAAAGATCTTACAACCACAAGATCTCTGCGTCTACTGCGTGATGGTTTCAAGAGTGATTTTGCAACGTTTGCTTACGCCGATGAGCGCATGACAGAATTGTTACAAGAACTTTCAAGTGAATTTGTCCAGGCAAACATTCCTATAGTTGATGAGGATAATGCAATGGATCTTTCTCTAATGCTTATGGAATCTCTTGACATTACTGCACGATAATTATGTACACAAACAACACAAAACTTGAAAAAATCATTCAAAATATGACAAAAGAACAAGTTGAAGAATTCTTTTGTGAATGTGAGATTCAAGCGTCAAAGTTTGAAGTAACCCTTGATTATTATTTCCGAGAATTTGTATGAGTGAAGAGTTAAAATTAATTTTTTGTCTACAACAAATTGAAAACATTTCAAATTTGGTTAAAGGCAATGAGTGGGAACATTTCTTAGTTTCCAAATTGATTTCTCTTAAGGTTGAATTCGAGCGTCAACTGGAATTGACAAAGCAAAAACAGCGTGCTACTATCAAGGAGTAATTTAGAAAACCAAATGAAGTATCTTTACATTGTTCGTTACTGGGTTCCATTTCCTTCTTCTGAGTATGGTGGGGTAATCAGTGTAATTGCAGGCAATGACGAGGAGTGTCATGATATCTTGCTTGAATGGCGTGATGACTACAACTCTCAATATGATTCAAACATTATGGAAGAGGTCAAGCTTGCCGTTCGATATGAACTGAATCCTCAAGTTGAATATGACACTGGAATTGTAGATTCTTTTACTACCTGATCATGATTGATTTCCCACACAAGGCACCAGAAGGTTACACTTATGAATTTGAAAACTTTAAGCGCAATACTACTCGTATTATGCTACGTTTTCATAAAAAGTTTGACTACAATCTCGGAAAACCTGTTGCAACAGTTTGGGGATTCTATGACTCAAAGAAAGACAAGTATTTTGCGCCAGTAAATTCTGCAACAATTGGAAAAGAAGTTGATATTCATTCAACTCGTCCATGGTCTGCAATGAAAATCAACCTTACACCTCTTGAACTCGCATTTTATGACTAAGCAAAATCAAATTGATCTAATCGAAGAATTTTACTGCGATAGAATTCAGTATCTTGTTGACAATGAAATGTACTTGGAGGCACATTCGATCTTTGAGGAATTCGTTGTAAATGACGAAGAACCTACCGATTATCTTTTTATTGCCTCTGTAAACTAATATAACGTCATATGTTTACTCCAGGCGAAAAAGTCTACTACAAAGGATTATCTGGAACAGTTAATTTTGTCTGTTCGAAATATATTACAATCCTGGTGAAAAAGGGTGAACACAAATCTCTTGACGTTAATGTTTTAGTTCATCCAGAAAATTATGATAATGTAGTAGATTTTAATTCCAAATAATAAGAAGATTAATAATGAAATCAATATGGAGACTATGGGCGAAGGCGCTAGGGGAAAAGGCACACAAAAAAGATTGTGTTGCTGATAAAGTTGCGATTATCCGAACAGTCATATTCGCAACTTATTTGATCACAAATATGTTCATTGTTGCTGGTGTTATTCGACATTGGAATGAAAAAACAATTGAAATTTACATTGAACAACCAGAACAAATTTCTAACCAATTAATGTAATTTTTATGATTGAAACACTAATTGCTGGTCTCACTTGCGGCATTGCTACATACTATGGAGTTGGTGACGGATTTCATGGACAAATCACCGCTAATGGGGAAAGGTTTAATGCTTATCGTTGGACTGCAGCTCACCCTTATCTTCCTATGGGCACTAAAATCAGGGTAACAAACCAAGACAACATGAAGCAAGTTATTGTTAGGGTAAATGATCGTGGTCCTTATTCCCACGCAGACATTGACCTTTCCTATTCTGCTTTTGCACATATCCAATCAACAAGTAAAGGAAACGCTACAGTGTGTTGGAGAGTTGTCGGATGATCTTTATTAATTTTACCTATGTTTAGCAGACCTCTTTTTGGAACTAATACAAAGAAAACCAAACTGTCTTGGTTTGAATATATCTGGCACTCTTGTATTATTCAAGGTTGGTATAATTGCTGGTATTCCTTTAAGAACTGGGCTGACTTGATGGGAGATAATTATCAAGAATATGCTCTTCTTGTATCTGATGACCCACTGGAGCAGTGTATCTTATACTTCTGGGATAGTTTAGAGGATGAGATTTATCCTAAACATTTCCTGGAAAGTTTACTTCAAATGTCTTATGATGTTGAAACTGGTAAGGTTAAGACATATTCTATGAATGAAGTTTTTGATAGAGTACAAGACCTTGTAGGTGATCTTATTGAAGATTTGAAACTTGATGAGGAATTAGATAATGACAATCTTTGATTTGGTTTACGATCAACGTAAATATGGTTGGGTTGTTGATAAACGCTATGATTGGATCAATATGCTCATGACAATGCAGAAGAAAAATCCACAACGTTTCAAAGAGTTTGAATATACAAATGCCACGATTTATCATTACATAGATAGAGTACAAATGGAGCAGACCCATGAGTGAAGTAACCTTTAAGAAGCATAGAGTATTCCGTGAAACAGAAGCAGTTGTATTCTATGATATCTCGGTTGAGTATTCAAACGCTCAGGACCTTGTGGTTCATTCTGGTCCTGCTATCAGTCCTCCTGATGATATTGTAGGTGCAAAACAGTTTTATATTCACTATCATCAGGTAGATCATAATCGCGTTCTGTCTGGTATCAGAACATTTGAACTGGTGAATCCAGAGTGGCGATATCCTTACCATATCGTTCACCTTAATCGTTCTTCTGGTGCATTAGTCATTCCTAAAATGACCTATCACCGTTCTTATTCTGGAGAAGAAGGTTCTATTGTCATTAATCAAGCAATTCGTGACGATGAGTTTAATCCTGAAACTGAGTTTGTTCCCGTATCAGCAGCCAAAGACAGCAATCTTTATCATATCCTCGCTCACGAAAAACCAGTTATTCATACACTTGGAGAATAACCATGGGGATGTTTGATTATTTTCGTTCTTCCTATGATTTGGGCGAAAAATTTACAAATGTTTTATGTCAAACCAAAGATATAGAAGAAGGTATTGGCGGAACCTTGACTGACTATTGGTTAGATCCTAATGGTGTGTTATGGTATCCAGATTATAGGGGTACAAATACATATGAGATTATTGAAGAAGACGATCCTCGATATGATCCGAAGAAATTGTTTTTGAACTTTGAATGGGTGCCGACTGGCAATCGTGGATCATATAAACCCCATTTGATTACAAAGTATGTTGAGGTTTATCCTGCAACTTGGGAAGGACACTGGGAAGATTGGCCCCGTTGCAGATTGCACTTCAAGTATGGTAGACTTGTTGATTATGAGGATTTCACTGGGCGATGAATTCAACAGAGAAGGCAAAAATATATAAAAACGTTTGGTGTTGTGCATATCAAAGACGTTACATGTATCGCGGCACCCCACGCGAATATAGAGAGCATGAAACTATTTTAATGTGTCTTAATATGAAAGGCGCAAAGTGGTATCAATTTGACACAGAAAAACCCCATTATTTGAAATGATAGAAACGTCATTTTTTCCTTACGAAAATCACCCATATCGGTTGGAATTCGGAGAAAAGAAAAACACTACAGTTTGTTATTTCTCATGTGAAGATCACTTGCAAAAATACTTGACCAGGTATAAACTTAATAAGAAAAATGTAAAAATTGATTGCTATCATGAACAATCCATTCAACCCAGTAAAAAGAACAAGAGAAGTGTGGAGCAAAAGTCTGAACCAAAAAGTAACGGAAGTTCAAGTTCAGTTCGCAGAAGAAAATCCAGCATGGATTCCACTGGAAACTCTAATCGCGCTCCAAAACCTAAAAAAAGAAAATAAATAAAAAAAATATAAAATACATGGCAATTGCATATAATCCAACAATAGTTACAACAGGATTAGTTTTATGTCTTGATGCTGGTAATACAAACTCATACTCTGGTTCTGGTACCAGTTGGAATGATTTAAGTGGTAATCAATATGTTGCTACTATGAGGAATTTGACATCTTCAAACTGGGTTTTGATCAATGGACAACGTGCATTTGAAACAAATGACACAAACAATCAAGGATTTACTGTATCTAATTTTGTTAGACCTGGATCTCAAAGAACATATAGTATTTGGTTAAGGTCAAAGTCATTCTCCATTGGGTGGCAAACATGGTTTGATGACGGTGCAGAAAGAATTTTATTTGGTACCAGTACAAATACCGTTCACATTTATCCTGATGTCAATCTAACTGCAAATTTACAAACAGATACTTGGTATAATTTATCTTATACTTTATCGGGAACAACTGCTATTGGATATGTAAATGGTGTTTCTGTGGGAAGTGGTACTTATTCGTCAGCACTGACAAGTGGAACTGGAGATCTATGGATACTTGGCGATACTGGAAGTGAAATTACAAGTTGCTATTGTTCTTATGCTTCTGTTTATAGCAGAGCACTCACAGCAACAGAAATTTCACAAAACTTCAATGCTCTCAGAGGAAGGTTTGGAATCTAAATATTTTAAAACTAAGGAAGTGTAAATGGCTGTTTATGCTGGACCAGAAATAGTAGATAATGGTCTTGTATTGTATCTTGACGCTGCAAATCAAAAATCTTATCCTGGATCTGGTACCACTTGGAATGATTTGAGTGGTAGAGAAAATCATCATACATTAACTGGAAGTCCAATATATGGTTCCGGTAGATTTACTTTAGACGGTTCGACACAAGGATTCACCAAAGCGAGTGCAATAAATGGAGTATCTTCAACAAATACTGTAGTAATATGGTACTCTACATCCGATGGAGCTGAATTGTGGGTAAGGGGAAATCAAAGTAATGGAGTTTATTTAAGTGCCTCCTCTGGCAATAACTACTATCATAGTAATGTAGGTTCTCCTACGAATTGGGTTGATTTAAATTCAGTAACAAATCCTGTTACTGAAGGGTATAGAAATGGCGCATTTCATATGTGGGAAGCAAAAAGTGTAGACTTTTCTTCTTGGTCATATTATGAATGGTTTTTATATCCTGCTCCTTGGCAAATGGCAGGAAATGTTAGTTGTATAATGGTATATGACAGAAATTTAACTGCAAATGAAAGTAGACAAAACTTTAATGCCATTCGTGGACGCTTTGGAATCTAAGGAGAAACAAAAATGGGATTATCACACTCGCCAAGCATAGCAACCAATGGATTAGTTTTGTATCTTGACGCTGCAAATGAAAAATCTTATCCTGGATCTGGAACTAATTGGCAAAATTTAGTTGGGTCTGAAGTTTTTACTATTAATGCTTCTGCTTATAATAGCAGCGGTCCAAAATATATGGACTTCAAGGGAAGTTTTGGGTGTGCCAAAAAAACTGATTCTGATTTTATTATTTCTGGAGATGTAACTTGTATTTGTTGGACTAGAATTTTAAATTCTACTTCAAACTGGAGAACTCTTCTTCGTGGTCTTAGCTCTGGACAAGACCACCAAGTAATTGTTCAAAGTGGTACTTGGCAAATCGGTATGTATGATAATACCAATGGAACAGGATTTAATGATTCTGGATTTAGTCAACAAAATCTTCCTGGTTATGCTTCAAATCAATGGAATATGTTAACTTGGAGGTGGAAGAATGCAGCAACTCCATATTATAACTTAAGTTATAATGATTCTCCAGAAACAATAAGAGGTTCAAATAATAGTTCAAATGCTAGATTTAAGCACGGATTTTGTTCTATTGGTGCTTATAATAATGGTGTTCAAAGTGACCCAAATAATGCCTCTCAATTTTGGGGTGATATATCACAAATATCCATTTATAATAGATATTTGACTGACGCGGAGATTTCACAAAACTTCAATGCTCTCAGAGGAAGGTTTGGAATCTAATATGACACCCAGAGAACTGGCACACTCCTTCTTGCATTCGTGTGGTTTTGCCTTATAATATAAAGGTAATCAAGAGATCCAAATGATTTTCCACTATACTGCTGGTCAGGGAAAGCAAGGTACCCTCACTCTTGTTCCTTCTATGTCTCTTATCAACCCTCAGTATGTTTGTGTTGCTGAGGTTGAGGGAAAATCAATGGTTGTGAGCAACCCTCGCCCTCTCAATGAAGCACTTAATTGGGCTCGTAATTACTGTGGTTCTTTCTGCCTCCTCTGATAATGAAACCTAAATTTCGACCCATATTAGAAATGGCATTAGAACAAGGTGTTAGGTATGGATATAATCGTGCATTTAGGCATGATCCAGCACCACATGTAGATGCTATTGTTGAACATATTGTTGAACAAGTAATTAACTCTCTTGACGATTGGTTTGATTTTGAGGAGAACAATGAACCTAATTAATTTTAAACATAGATACGATTACGGTCACGATTGGTATGTTCAAATTCTAACCATCAAGCGTTGGAGTTTGCTTCAAATATCTGTGAGTTGGAATGATTATGCATCGTGGCCTTATCTGCAAATTAGGTCTGGAAGTGGTGATTTGGTAAGTATTATTTTCTGGGTTTATAAGTTTGGGTTTGATATTGATTTTTGTGGGAGAACTTGGAAATGGGATTACTTAGAAAAATGTGATGAGGAATCTGATAAAGATTTCTTGAAAGCGGATGAATGCTGAAGCAATTACCTACTAAAAAGCACCGAACATTATGAACCTCAAAGAGAAGAAAGCACTACTCAAGAAACTTGAGACTGCATACAACACTTGTTTTGATTGTGGACAAAAGTATGGAGTTTATTCCGTAGGTTGCTCCTCTGTTTATGAGTCAAAGTGTGGTGTATGCGGTGAGATCAAACGTATCACCGAAACCCGTGATTTTGCTTATTTTGTAACTGGTATTCGCAAACTGAAACTGGAGATTGCAAATGAGAAGAGTAAGCGTAAGACCCAAAAGCAAGAAGGCGAAGAATCGTCTTGCTAACACAATGGAAGGAAATCCTGTTTGTATTGTGGAGCAGGATACTGGCGGTGAGTTATTTCTCGCTTCTGAGAATCGTAAATACTTCTTCTGGGTTAGCACTCGCACTGGCACAAATCGTTTTGGTGACAAATCTGATTCACACTGGGAGGTGATTGAATGACTTACGACCAACTCTATGAGCACATTGTCAACTACATTGCTCAACCACTGGATGACAAACGCAAAGCATGTCTGATTCTTGGTGCTGTTATGGAGTTTCACCTTGATTGCCTTGATGAAGGTGTAGATCCTCGCACTATTGATATGACTGGTTTTGTGAATGAGAAACTTGATGAACTGGAGGGTAAATGAGATTTCGTGATATTGAGTTCCGTTGGAGCAACTGCAATAACAAGTATGAACTCGTCAAGTGGCATCAAAACCCAAATGGTAAAAAGTGTTATGTGATTGCTTTCTTTGATAAAGGCAAAGAGGGATATGATATGAGAACTATTGGTGACAGGTTCTTTGAGGATAAAGATGCCTGGGTTGTGGGTAAGTATGGTCTGGAGTTTCTAAATGAAGTCTTTGAGATTGAAAGGATTGAAGAGGAACTGAAATAGACACTTGAAGAACTGGCACAGGGCATCTCCACAGGTGCCCTTTTTGGTCTATAATGACTTCATAAGAAACAAACCAATGACTGACCTTTCCAACTTTACTTACAAGCAAATACAGGAACTTGAAAGGCAAATTGAAGAACAGAAAAGGTTGATTCAAGAACGCAAGGAGTTTTTGAGTCAAACAAAAGACTGTGCGATTGGATATAAGGTGACTTTTTGTGTGAAGTTCAATCCTTATACTCACGAACACGATGAACTGTGTAGTAAGGAGGAATTTGGTGATTGGTTGGCAAATGATAATGCGAAACAAATTATTGAATACTTTGAACTTAAAACTCCTGTTGAAGATGTAAGTGGTTTTGAGATTACAGAAATGACTGATGACGACAAGGAAGAATGGAAGTGTTTTTGGGAAAATGAAGAATGAACTACCTCTGCCTTGTTGATGGTGTCGTAGAATACGGCAGCACAGACCTCTACCAATTCAATCATTATCGTATGATGTATTACGAAGACCACAAAGATGCTGAAAATGTAGAGTATCTTGTGCTGACTGATGAAGCATACAACGAAATGTTCCCTTGTGAGGATGAAGAATGAAACCCTATCAGTACAACCTAAAAGTTTGGGATGATGGTGAT